GCTACAGTAGCCGCCGCCAAGTTGGTGCAGCTCGCTCGGGGAGCCAAGAGCGAGTATGTGCAGCTAGAGGCGAGCAAGGATATACTAGATCGGTCTGGCTTCAAGGCTCCCGATCGACACATGCACCTGCACGCTGGTGAAGTCTCTGTTACCATCGACTTGTCCTAGCGGACATTGAGCGAGACGTTGCCTCGCACTTACCTAGTGGTCGAATCCCCGATCCTAGATCGTGTGGCTTCTCCGCAGATCGAACAGCGGTATTAATCAACAAGGGGTGGGGGGGGGTTAAAAACCGGTGCCTACCCCCCTCGAACCCGCCCCCTTCTCACATTATTGCCACAAAGGTTCGGTAGCATTAATGCAGCAAAGGAGAAGCGCATGATTGATTGGTTGTTCTTACTATGTTGCGATGCCATTTACTGGCTGGAAAGCATCAGCGGTATATCTTATGAAGCATGGAACTTGATCCTATTCGTGTTCTTTCAGCCTGCATTAATCGTTTTATTTTTTTTCCTGTGGATGCGCGAAAGAATTGTGCGTTGAGCATTTAGATATGTAGCTGCCATATTGCAGCATGTCTCTTATTCCGAACGCTGTACAATTTGATCAATTGCTGACGAACCTACCGCAGCACATGAACTTCTATCTTCGTGGTGTACTGAACTCTGCGAACATGGCTTTGTTCCCTGACGCAGAAGCAAGCACCATGACAGAGGATCATGTTAGTGGAGAGTTCTTAGAAGCACTGCGCCTCATCGTGGACACTACACACCCTGATCTACAAGAGGGTGACATTGTAGGATTTGATTACAAACAGGTGCGCGACATCCTTGGTGGAGAGAACATCTTTACCAAAGATGACAAGTACGCCATCGAAACCATTGGTGAGCAGATCCGTACATCTCTTGGCAACTTCGGCGTTACCAAGCAGGACGGCAAGGTTCAAGTGTTCGACACCTACGACTTTGAACCTGTTGGTGGGTTTGATAAATTTTTAGAGGATATAGGCACAGGGATGTATCCTGCCGCCAGAACTCTTGGTGGCATTCTCATGCCTGAGAACCCTGACGGTTCTTCTAAAGAAGAAGCTATGCGTGTTCGCATTAACATCCCGCAAGAACCTAGCGTTATCGATGTAGACTTTGATGACGAGCCTGATGAGGGCGTAGATGAGTTTGTCTTTCGTGGCCCGATGACAAACAAACGCAAAGCTATATGGGGAAAGTTTACCGACTTGCTTTCTTCTTCAGCAGAAGCCGGTACGAACGTGCCATCAATGATGCAGTCATATGATTCTTATGCATCCCAATCCACAAACGATCTTCCCACGCTAAACGAGATACAAGGACAAATGTAATGGCATCCCTTCTTTCAATGACTAAATCGGAGAACAAACGGCTTGACGCTGTTCGTGAGCGTGCCAAGGCTAGTGCAGCAAAGCCAAAGCCTGCCGCTACCAAGGCTACCGCTACTGGCTCATCTTTGAGCAAGACAGCTATTGAGAAAGCTAAAGCGCGTAAGGCAGCAAAGAAGTCTGCTCCTGCAAAGGCTGCTCCTAAGAAAACCTCTGGTTCGATTACTGTTAAGAGTGGTGACACTCTTTCACAGATTGCAAAGAAGTACAGCACATCTGTTCGTCAGCTAATGGCTGCAAATCCAGGGATCAAGAACGCCAACCAGATTCGTGTGGGGCAGAAGATCAATCTTCCTAAAGAGGTAATGTCTGGCTCATCTGTTGGAAAAACAAAGAACCCTTATCAGGGTCAGTCTTCTAAAGAGATCACATCTGGCAATGCTAAACGCGAGAGCGCAACGCAGCGTTTGAAGCGTAAGGCTGTAACAAAGAAACGCAAAGGTCGTGCTGATGCTTAAATACAAACTCGCTGATGGCAGTATCTATGAAGGTGCTGTTGTCACTATGCCTGATGGCAGAATCAAAACAGGTGAAACGCTAACTGGTGACAGTGTGCGTTGCTTTCCTCTTGAGGCTGGTGACGAGATCGTTCGCGCTAGAAAGCCTGATGGCAAACTAAAGGCAGATGATAAATCCACTCCTCTAAAGAATGAGGCGTGGACAGCTAAGAAGAAGAAGTAATGGCTACCCCTGCATGGACACGCGCCGCTGGCAAGAATCCTAAAGGCGGCTTGAACGCTAAAGGCCGTGAAGGTACAGGCATGAAAGCACCAGTTAAGTCTGGTGATAACCCACGCCGCGCTAGCTTCTTGCAGCGTATGGGTGCAGCCAAAGGACCCGAGCGTGACGAGAAGGGCAGGCCAACACGCCTGCTTAAATCGTTACAAGTCTGGGGTGCTTCTTCTAAAGCAGATGCCATTAAAAAAGGCAAAGCAATCAGCAAACGTAATAAGGCAAAAGCATGACTGTGAAAAAAGGTTTATACGCTAACATCAATGCTCGCAAGAAAGCTGGCACTTCTAGAACTAAAGCAAAGAGTACCATCTCTGACAAAGCTTATTCTAATATGAAGAAGGGCTTCAAAAAGAAATGAGCTTTATGCACACGCTTAAACTTGAGGAGCGTGAGTTGCTCCGGACTATAGTGAAGAAGGTACACCTTGCTCACCACCCCAAAGATTTCTGTAATGACTACGAGGCCGATAAGGTTATCTCTGTTATCGGGCCAGAGGTTGTTGCTCAAATGATTAAGTTCGGTAAGGATCACAAGGTTGACCAACTTTAAGTACAAGCCTGATGGTGATGTACTAAAATCCTTTATGAAGTCTGATGTATTCTTTCGTGGCTTGCGCGGCCCTGTTGGTTCGGGCAAGTCCGTTGGTTGTTGCGTAGAGAATCTTTCGCCGCGCACTACAGCAAGAGCATTCACCTGATGGCACTCGCCGTAGCCGCTGGGCTGTTATTCGTAACACCAACCCACAGCTTAAAACCACAACGATTAAGACTTGGCTTGACTGGTTTCCAGAGGAACAGTGGGGCAAGTTTACTTGGTCTGTTCCATTCACGCATCACATTAAAAAGAATGACATAGACCTTGAAGTAATCTTCCTCGCACTCGATCGTCCAGAAGATGTGAAAAAGTTGCTCTCCCTTGAACTCACTGGCATCTGGGTGAACGAGGCGAGGGAGATACCTAAGTCAATCATTGATGCATGCACTATGCGTGTTGGTCGTTACCCTTCTATGAAGGATGGCGGCGCAACATGGACAGGTGTGATCTGTGATACCAACGCGCCGGAGGAAGATCATTGGTGGCCTATAATGTCAGGGCGAGGTTCCGGTTCCAGATCACATCTCAAAAGAAGAAGCAAAGATGCTGGTAAAGCCAGACAACTGGCTGTTCTTCACACAACCCGCAGGGATGTTAGAGCGCAAAACAGAAGAAGGCGACATATCCGAATACGTTCCAAACGAGAGCGCAGAGAACAGAGAGAATATGCGCAAGGATTATTATCCGAACATCGTACAGGGCAAGACCAAAAGCTGGATCGATGTCTACGTTATGAACAGGCTCGGAAGCATAAAGGACGGTAAGCCTGTCTATCCTATGTTTGCGCCTGACATTCATGTAGCTAAAGAAGAAATACCAGTGGCTAACGGCATGCCTGTCTACATTGGTATTGACTTTGGACTAACGCCTGCTGCTGTCTTTGGGCAGAAGGTTCGTGGCAGATGGATGCTGCTGCAAGAGATTGTTGCGTTTGACATGGGCATTGTACGTTTTGCTGAAGTGTTGAGGCAGGAGATAGCTACACGCTACGGCGGATGTGAGATTATTATCTTTGGTGATCCGGCTGGTGACTTCCGCGCACAGACTGATGAGACAACACCGTTCCAGATAATGCGAGGGGCTGGCTTGTCTGCTCGCCCTGCGCCATCTAATGATGTGGCACTACGTCTGGAATCTGTGTCTGCACCACTAAACAGAATGATTGAAGGGCAGTCTGGTTTGTTGATCGATCAACGCTGCCGCACAATCATTAAAGGTTTTGAGGGTGGGTATCAGTACAAGCGCATGCAAGTATCTGGTGAGCGTTATGCTGATAAGCCAGACAAGAACCACTTCTCTCACATCCATGATGCATTGCAGTATCTAATGCTTGGCTCTGGTGAGGGCAGGCAGATACTTCGCAACAACAGCACAGCAAATAAACCTTTCCAAGCAACCAGAGAGTTTGATGTGTTTACGCGCAAGCCAAAGGTACGCAGAGAAGGTCTTTGGTCGCGTATGTAGTTTTGTGCGTTGATCTGCATTAATGCAGTGAGTTAAACAAGTCCTATAGCTATGAGAGGAATTTATTATGTGCTTAGGTGGTGGTGGCCCAAAAAAACCAGCGGTAGATCCAAACGACAAGATTGAAGCTGACAACAAAGCAGCGGAAGAGCAGCAGAAAAAAGAAGATGCAAAAGCTAAAACTCTTGAGAAAGAGGTTGCTCGCAAAAAAGTTGGTGGTGGTGCTGGCAGACGTTCGTTGCTTACAAGCAACAAAGCGGCTCTGGGTTACTATGACGAGACTGTTTAATGGATCAAATTGCAGACCGTATGCTGCAAAAGTACGAACGCGCTAAACAAGCGCGTGTAAACTTTGAGCCTCTATTTGAAGATTGTTATGAGTATGCGCTGCCTATGCGCCAGAGTTTCTTTTCGGAAACTCCGGGGCAGCGGCGCGATGATAAGATCTTTGATGAGACAGCGGTTGTTGGTGTGCAAGAATTTGCATCTAGGTTGCAGTCAGGTCTAGTACCTAACTTTGCACGTTGGGCTGACTTTATTGCTGGCTCTGAAATCCCAAAGGATCAACAAGATGAAGTCAATAACACTCTTGATGAAGTCACTGAGTACGTCTTTGAAGTCATCCAGAACTCTAACTTTGGTCAAGAGATACATGAATCTTTCATGGACTTGGCAGTGGGAACTGGTGTTCTCTTGGTTGAAGAAGGCGATGCAATTAATCCAGTACGGTTTAACGCAATCCCTTTGCCTTCCGTCCATTTGGATACTGGCCCTGATGATAAAATTGACCACGTTTATAGAGAGCGCACTCTTAAAAACTCAGAGATACCTATTGCGTATCCAAAGGCAATCTTAGGTGAGAAGACTGCTGCTGGTGTTTTAAGCCAGCCTGATACTCAAAAGAAAATCTTAGAGGTCATCTGCCGAAACTATGATGTGCCTAATGAAGATCAATTTGATTACTATGTTGTTAATGTAGCTGACAAAGAAATCATTTATCAGGAGAACTACAAAGGGCTTGGCTCCAATCCTTTTGTTTGCTTTCGTTGGTCTAAAGCATCTGGTGAAGTCTATGGGCGTGGCCCTCTCATCAATGCTCTTAGCGCAATCAAGACTACCAACCTAACGATTGAGTTAGTGTTGGAGAATGCACAGATGGCTATCTCTGGTGTGTATCAGATGGATGATGATGGCATCATCAACACAGATACAATCAACCTCGTTCCCGGAACAATCATTCCAAAGGCTATGGGTTCTGCTGGCTTGCAGCCTATCCAGAACGCAGGCAACTTTGATGTAGCTAATCTGGTGCTAAATGACATGCGCACCAACATTAAACGTGCGCTCTACAATGATATGTTAGGCGATCCCTAACAAAACACCCGCGTCTGCAACCGAGATCGCAGAACGCATGGCTGATCTGTCCAGACGTATTGGATCAGCTTTCGGCAGATTGCAGGCTGAGATGGTTCAGCCAGTATTGCAACGTGTCGTTTACATTCTAAGAAAGCAAGGCCGCATTGAGTTACCATCCATTAATGGGCGGGAAGTCAAAGTGCGGTCAGTGTCACCATTGGCACAAGCACAATCCAACCAAGACATCAGCGCAGTCTCACGTTATCTATCAATGGTTGGCGGCACGTTCGGCCCCGAAGTATTAAATGTTCTCATTAACTCTGAGGATGTTGCGCTGTATCTCGCTAAAAAGTTTGGCGTACCAGACAATCTGGTTAGGGACAAAGTAGAACGTGAAGAACTTCTGAAGGCTGCGCAAGAGTATCAACAGCAACAGCAACAGCAAGGTCAAGATGCGCAAGCAATCCCTTCACTTGGGGGTGGATAACTTTCCCCGCACCAAAGAAGATGATGACACCATCTCTCGGAATCTAAATTCAGTTTTCAAAACACCGAACGGCAAAGCCGTTCTAAAGTATTTGCGTTCGATCACCATTGAATCTGTTCAAGGGCCGAATGCAAGTGATGCCGAACTGCGCCATCTTGAAGGGCAGCGGTATCTTGTCGGCCTCATTGAGAGGCGTATTAACCACGGACAAAAGGTAGAGCAACAATGAATGATGCAGATAATGCAGAGTTAGCCGAAGCAGTAGCGGTTGAGGAAGCACCTGTCTCTGAACGCCCTGAGTGGCTACCAGAGAAGTTCAATACACCAGAGGATATGGCAGCTTCATACTCCTCTTTGGAATCAAAGCTTGGTCAAGGGCAAGATGAAATCAGAGCGCAGATAGAGCAAGAGTTAGAAATCTCTGCTCTTGAAGGCAGGCCTGAGACTGCTGGTGATTACGAATTGCCAGAACAGATCAACGAAGCTGAAGCTGTTGATAATGAAATGCTTGCTTGGTGGGCTGAACATTCTTTTGAGAATGGCTATTCGCAAGAAGAATTTGCAGATGGTATAGCTAAGTATGCTGCTTACATGGAAGGCCAAGGGCCAGACCTTGACGCAGAACGTCAGGCGTTAGGTGAGAATGCTGACGCTCGTATTGAAGCTGTCGATCTTTGGGCTGGCAAAAACGTGCCAGAGGAGTTTGCAGATCAGGTAGAACTGCTTGGTCAGAGTGCGCAGGGTATTAAAATGCTAGAGCATTTTATGTCTCAGTCACAACAAGCATCTCCTCAAGGTCAGTTTGTGGCTCCGCAAGCTACCAATGAAGATCAGCTAAAGACAATGATGCAAGACCCTCGCTATTGGAATCCATCACAGAGAGATCCAAACTATGTCAAGCAAGTCCAAGAGGGTTTTTCCAAACTCTACCGTTAATGCATTTCACGTTGATGGTGATGTAAGAATTGTAGAAGCAACCTATGAGCATGCTGAATATCTACAAGATCATTTAAGATCACCTGATGTACGCGAGTGCATGATACATGGTGCAACGCCTTGGAGGGCGTTGCGCTATCCTATTATGAAGAAAGACGCTGTAACTTACACAGCACTTCATAAGGGAGTTCCAGCTTGCATGTTTGGTGTTGTGCCTATCTATGACGATCCTGATATTACAACTGGTAGTATCTGGTTGCTTGGTACAGACGAGATAGATAAGTACCCACGCAAGTTCTTACGAGCCTCTAAACCTATGCTGGATTACTTTATGCAGCGTTGGGATGTGGTCGAGAATGTAGTGCCAATAGATCACAAGAACACGATTGAGTGGCTAGCTTGGCTAGGGTTTCTTTTTTCTGATGAAGAAACCTTAGTTAATGGTTTCTCATGCATCCGTTTTGTGCGTTGCGCTCCTCATGTGGAAGTGTCATTTGAATAGTATACGGCCTGTTTCAAACTGACAGCCCCGCTAGGGATAACTGGATGAGGCAAGAGACGGACAACCGCGTGAAAATGTAACTTCTTTTTTTGGTAAGGACTTTAATATTATGGCTAATACAATTGATATTGCCTTTATTAAGCAGTTTGAATCCGAAGTTCACATGGCTTATCAGCGTATGGGGTCAAAGCTCCGCAATACAGTACGCACATCTGGTAACGTCCGTGGTAGCGTTGTACGCTTTCAGAAAATCGGAACAGGCTCAGCTTCAACAAAGGCTCGCAACGGCGCAGTAACCGCAATGGAACTCGTACATACAAATGTCGAGGCAACCATGGCTGACTTCTATGCCGCAGAATACATCGACAAGTTAGATGAGTTGAAGACCAACATTGATGAGCGTCAAGCTGTAGCACAATCTGCTGCTGCTGCTCTTGGTCGTAAGACAGATGAGATCATCTACACTGCAATGGACACAGGTGCTAACGCAACACAGATCAGCACAACTGGTACTGCTGTTAGCAAAGCAAACTTGCTTGCATTGTTTGAAACATTTGGTTCGGCTGACATTCCAGAAGATGGCAATCGTTACATTGCGATGTCTCCTGCTGGTTATGCAGATCTGTTCAACATCAACGAGTTTGCATCGTCAGACTTTGTTGGCGATCAGAACCTACCATTTGCTGGTGGCATGACAATGAAGGATTTCTTGGGTTTCAAGATCTTCTCAACATCTGCTGTTACTGCTGGCAAAAACTTGGCTTACCACACCTCGGCTGTTGGTCTTGGCGTGAATGCTGATGTTTCTACAGAGCTAAACTATGTGCCAGAAAAAGCGTCACATCTTGCTACATCAATGATGAGCATGGGCGCAGTCGTAATCAACGACAACGGCGTGTACGAACTCTTAGACAACAACTAAAGGAATGGGGGAGAGACAACTCTCCCCCTAACCCATATGCCATCAGCAGCTAATTCAGATATTGACATTGCGGCACGCGCCTTGGTTCTTATTGGTGCGCAGCCAATTACGTCTTTTTCATCTTCATCCACTGAGGCACTTGTTGCCTCAAATGTGTATGAGGATGTTGTGCGTACTGCTATGTGCGCTAGTCGTTGGAGGTTTGCTACAAACCAAGCGATACTAAATGCTTTGACGGCTGCGCCTACTGGAAGATTTGATACTGCGCATCAACTGCCTAATGATTTGTTAATGCTGCATGCAGTGACGGTGAATGATCTTAATCTTGAATACAATGTGTATGGAGACAAGATCTACTCTAATGCCACAGCTAATGAAGTGGTTGTTGCTGATTACACATATCGTGCTGGTGAGCAAGACTTCCCCAGCTACTTTACACTAGCTGTTGAGTACGCTCTTGCGGCAGCGTTTGCGCTTGCAATTGCAAGAGACGAGCAGCTTGCAACAATGTTTGAAAAGAAAGCTGCACAGTTAATGCAGCAGGCTAAGACATTGGATAGCCAGCAGCAAACAACACGCAAACTTGTAACATCGAGGTTCATTGCTGAAAGGCGAAGTTAATGGCGAGAATACGCGTACCGCTAAACAACTTTTCTTTTGGTGAAGTTAGTCCGTCACTGAGATCTAGGACGGATAGTCCTGTCTATGTTGCGGCTGCGGAATCTGTAAAGAACTTTTTTATTCGCGCTGAAGGCGGGGTTATTAACCGACCCGGCACTGAGCGCATACATGAGTTTACGCATACATATGATTCTTCACTGGCTCAACAAATACGTCTTGAGCCGTTTGTTTTCTCTGATGATGAAAAGTATATCATTGCATTCTCAGATACTCGCATCGACATCTTTCGGATCGATCTCGCAGGAGCCGTGTCCTTTGTTCAAACCCTCACTGTTGATGTCAATGGTGATCCTGTTCCTGTTACTAATTCTAACCTAAACCAGATCACCTACACACAAAAAGGTGACTTTATGTTTATCGCTCACCGCACGTTCCTGTGCCGTGAGTTAGTGCGTACTGGGTTGACTAGCTTTGAGATGCGGATCTTTGAGTTTGATCAATCGATTGATGGCAATAAAAAGTATCAGCCTTACTATAATTTTCAAGGTGCAGGAACAACAATTGCTTCTAGTTCAACTAGCGGCACTGTTACGCTTACTTGCTCGCAGAATTATTTTGATGCAGCGCATGTTGGAACAAGGCTTTTGATCCATGAGACTGAAGCAATTATCACTGCGTTTATATCAGCCACACAAGTAACAGCCGTCCTTCAAGGCACACTAAAAACACAGCTTGATATTGATGCTCTCAAAACGAAAAAAGATTCTAACAAGGTAGAGGTCACGCATGCCTTGCATGGTTTGGCTAATGGCGCATCGATAAACATTCAAGAAGCTGGTGGTCTTGGCGGCATCGCTGCTAACAAAATTAATGGCAGCAGAACTATTAGCCGGATCATTGACGATAATAGATACGAATTTACAGCGGGGGCCTCTGCAACGTCCGAGGTTGACGGTGGAGGCTCTCCAACTGTTAGAAGCGCCTCCCCTACCACTGAATGGTACGAACAGTCCTACAGCAGTCTCAGAGGCTTCCCACAGGCTATTACATTCCATGAGGATAGGTTGTGGTTTGGTGGTACGCCAAGTCAGCCTGATGGATTATGGGCATCTAAGACAGGGCATTACTTCAACTTTGATATTGGTGAAGCTGAAGATGATGATGCTATCGACATCGATGCAAGCGTTGGTGTTACTAACCAGATACGTCATCTTGTGTCTAACCGTGACTTGCAAGTGTTTGCATCGCAGTCAGAGTTTTATGTGCCTGCTTTCCAAGACGCTCCTGTTACGCCATCAAAAGCAAAAGTATCTTTGCAGACACCAGTTGGCTCTGGTTATGTAAGGCCACAGTCTCTTGATGGCGCAACCTTGTTTGTACAAGCAACAGGCTCAGCCGTTAGAGAGTATATCTTCTCTGATTCAGAGGCCGCTTACACATCTACTATGGTGTCTTTGCTGTCTAGCCACTTAGTTAGCAATCCTGTGCAGATGACTACGCTCAAAGGCTCTCTTGCTCGACCGGGCGCGTATGGCTTGTTTATCATGGATAATGGTGAGTTAGCTGTATTCCATAGCTTACGAGACGAGAAACGTGCTGGCTGGATGCGTTGGAATACTGAAGGCAAGTTTCATTCTATCTGTGCTGTTGATGAAGATTTATTCTGTGTCTCTGTTAGAGATGCTGGTGATGGAACAGAGAAGCTGGTTTTAGAACAGTTTAACACATCTATGAAGATGGATTTCTGCGCTGACTTTACTGGCGTGGATGGTGTGTTTGATGTGTCTGCTCACTTTGCAGATGGGGCTGTAGTGCATGCAGTTGATGGCACAGAGTATTTAGGTACGTTTACTGTGGCTGGCGGCAACGCAGATGTTAGTGCTGTGAAGTTATCTACCAGTGTGCAGATAGGCTATCGTTTTATTCCTGAGATCAAAACGCTTCCTGTTGATGGCGCGGTTCCGGGTGGTCCTTTGACCGGCAGACCCCGCAAGATAACAATGGTTACTCTTGACCTTGAGGAAACATTGAGCGTTTCAGTCAATGGCACAGAACTGGTGATCCGTACTGTGCAACAAAATCAGGCAAGTGGTGTTAATGCCGTTAGTGGCAAGGAAGAATTTAGAGTGCTTGGATACGATAGGGATCCTCGCGTTACCATTTCTCAATCTGCACCACTGCCTATTCAAGTCAATGGTCTTGTAACAGAGGTGGCATTCTAATGAGTTTGATGATGTTTGGTCAGGTGTTAAGCCTGTTTGGATCAATGCAGCAGGCATCAGCGCAGCGCAGGCAAGCGGCTCGCGTTGCCGAGCAGCAGGAGTTTAACGCAAAGCTTGAGCGTATTCGCGGTCAGCAGAGCATAATGATCGCCTTGATGCTTTTGAAACCTATCGCTCAACAGCCAACTCTATTCGTGGCAAGTCCAACCGTGACGTTAATGATCGATCGTTTAAGGCTAGGGTTAAGGCAGGCAAAGGATAAAAGCATTGAGCAGATTGATCGCGCCAGAGTGAACAGCATGTTTGCTGAAAACCGTATGCGCTATCAGGCAGAGAACACCAGACGCAGGGTACTATTAACGCCAACGCAACGATGATGGCTGGCATAGCTGACTTTGCAATTGGCATGGACAAGATGACGGATATTACATAATGGCTGAGATCCCAAAGTTTACCGGCAATCCTGTTTACAACGAGCCTATCGGCGTTGTTACTCCTATGCGTGACACTTCTGGTGAAACGCTGTCTAACATTGGCAAGAAACTATTTGAGTATGACTACGCTAAGAAGTATGCCGCAGAAGAATTAAAAGGTACTCAGTTCGGGCAGACTGCTGCATTTGGTAAAGATAAAGATGGCAAAGTAATGCCAGTGGAGATACCGGAAAACTTTTCTAAGGTTGCTCGGCAGAATGCTGTGCCGGAAGCAGACAAACGGTTTATTGAACGGCTTACATTGGATGCTCAAAAGCATGCATCTGTGTTGCATGCGCAGCACGATCAAACCAAAGACTACAAAGCTTTTGGTGACAAGTGGAAAGCATACTCAGAAGAAACATTAAAGAGACTTGGATCAGACCCATCGCTGGCTAAGTATCAATCTGTTTTAGCGCAGGCAATGGATGCAGAAGGCTTTACGCATGGCAGCAAACTATATGCTGACAGGCTTGGTGTTGAGCATAAGGCAGCGTTTGTAAACCGTGTGCAGATCTTGGAATCAGCTATCTCTAACCAAAGAGCAATGGTTGGTTTGCAGTCTAAGGATTATGAAAGCGGCGATGTAGTTGGCGATAATGCTGACTATAATAAAGATAATATTCTTGAGATTATTGATGGTTTAGTTGAGGACTTTCCTACGCTTGCTGAACGCGAGATGATGCAGAAGCTAAAGAATGATGTGAAACAAAATCATTTTCTTGGCAAGCTAGACAATGTTGCATCTGCTTTGATTCAGAACATTGGTGATAATTACAATCAATATACGCAAGACATTCCTATTGGTAACATTATGCAGTCTGCTCAGACCGCTATTCGTACTGGCAATATGGATAACATTACTAACCCAGAGCATCGTGATATTTTAGAGGCTGTTGGCCTTGATAAAGTAATTGCATCAGATGGCTTTGGTGATGTGCAAGACAAGCTTGCATCTTCATTTGACAGCGTAGAAAACAACATCGTTGCACAAACAAAGGCTAATAGAGATAGCTTGCTGCGCGGTGCTTATAGCCGCTTGGCTGCTAGTGGTGCGCCGTTGTCTGCTAATGCTGGCGATCACATCTTGAAGACAGGTAAGTATGCAGTTGGTACACCGCAGGATGTTCTTAACAATCTAGGCGCAATGTTATCTGATGACGGCTCGCCAGAGCAAGCAGTGCTGATGGGCAATGGACAGCTACCTAAGTCTGTTACTGATGCACTAGCACCTGACATGATTGAAGGCTGGCTTGCGCAGAACAGTGACAACCCAATGGCTAGTGTTATGCTGCGCAACTTTGTAAAGCAATCAACGCAGCGTATGCGTGGTGGGCGTTTAGTCTACAACAGTCGCGGTATTCCTGATGACACTATCATGTTCTTTGAAACATTGGATGCTGTTGCTAACACAACCTTGTTCAAAGATTTTACCCCTGCTGATATTATGGCTAAACGAGCAGAGCGTGAGCGTGATCCATTAGCACAAGAAACTGTTAAGAAAAGAATGGCAGAGCATTTTGGTGACGCAGGCAAAAACCCAACAACGCTCGACTTTGTTCGTGACGCAACAGGCAGCACTGATGCCGCTGTAAATCTACACTTTGCTAGATACTCTGACGATCTTGTTTACACATTTGGTGCAGCAAGAGCAGCAGAGATAATTGCAAACTCTGTTGATAAAGTATTTCAAAAGTCTGACTACATGGCATTAGAAGGTGGTCAGCGAACCTACACACGCTTTGCACCAGAGCATCATTACAATCGTGATGGTGAGATGGACATTATCTTAGGTGCTGCGCAGACAGCACTAAAACAAAACAGCACAGGCAAAACTCTTAAGATGGGTAGCACTGCTTTCTTTGCGCCAACGACAGGCACAAGGCCAATCAAGGGCGTACCTACTAATCTTCCTAGCTACCGCATCGTAGACAGAAATAACAAAGTAATCCTTGATAACAACATGAAGCCTATCGTTGTTACCCCTCAAGTTGTTTTGCAAGCGCGTGGCGCAATTACTCAAAAGCAAATTCAAGCAGAGTTAGAAGCAGCAAACGCAGCAAGAGCAGCCTACTTAACCGGCACTAACCAGCTTGGGCAAGTAAAGCCACGCATAGCTGGTGGTAAAGCTTCATCGCTTGGTAACACAAGCAGATCAATCAACAAGCTATTAGATACTCAACGTGAGAAAGCAAGGCAGTTAGCAGGGCAGAAGTAATGGATCATGGTGTTTCTGATTTCTTCATAACATTGGACAGCGGCTTTGCTGATGGCAGAACCGTTGCTCCATCATGGACTGAAACATTCAAAGCATCCTTTACAGATCGCCTGCCTGTTGCTGGTCACTTTGAGGAGATGAGGCGGTTTAGTAATGTTGTGCGGGATGAAAGCTATGACGCTGTTGCCAATATTCCTGAGAGCCATCTTCCGTACTATGATGATTTGGTTCGTGCCAAGAACCAAGAGCATATGGACTTTCTTATTGGTGAGGTTGATCTTGCGCTAGAGCGTGACCAGATCATGGAAGAAGGCGCACTGACAGCCAACATAGCTGGCGACATACCCAGCTTCCTGATCGGCTTCATTCCAGGCCTGAACGTGGTTGGCGGCGCATCAAAGCTTAATACAGCTATGAAGTTTGCTGCTGCTGGTTTTGTTGGTGGTGCTACATCAGAGATTATCAGAGAGCCGTTTCAAGTTGCTGACGCTGACTTTGAATCTACGCTTAACATTGCAGCATCTACTGCATTGTCGCCTGTGCTTGGCATGGGTCTGACCTACGCTAAGCCATTGATTAAATCTACAGTCAATAAAGTTATTCGTTCTGTAGATGGTGAGCAATCACGCCACATATGGGGCAGTGATGGATCTGTAAATCTAACAAAAGAAGACGAGCTAAATATTAATACGACAACAGAATCAGCTAAAAGAGAAGCTGGATCTATTGAAAATGACGGTGACAACACATTAAAGTTTTCTAACCCTCTAAGTAATGACTTGCAAAAGTTTCTAGCTGATCCAGCTATGCCGCAGGGCGCAAAGTCTTTAGCTATCCGTATGTCTAGCAATGCATCTATCGCCACTAAAGCAAACGCAGAAGGCAAAGCAACGCAGTCGTTAGCGCAGCGCATCCTGCCCTACTATGGTGCGTTTAACTCTGTGCAGCGTGGCTTGCGTGACTTGCATGCGCAAGACATAGGCATAGGTGAGAAGGCTAGTTCTTTTGCTGGTGTGTTTTACCGTAATAACAAAGAGTATAATGCATGGCTTGCTGACACTATCACCAAGCATGTCAAAGTAAACTCTGGCAATCCTCGTATTGCTAGAGAAGCTGCTGCAACAATGACTGACAGTCAGAAGAATGCAGCCGTGTTGCTAGATAAATCATTCAAAGAGATTGGCGAGGATGCCACATTCTTTGGTGTGTTCCCAAAGAACGCAAAGCTAAAGGAACGCATCGATGCTGCAAATAAAAAGCTGGATGAGAAGACAACAAAGCTGGTCGAGCTTGAAGCCAAAATTAAAGCACAGCCCAACGCAGGCGCAACCAAAAAACAATTCAAATTGCTCACAGACCTCGACAGAGAAATCAACAAGATCAGAGATGACATCGATGGATTTGAAGGATTAATCAATTCGCCACCTCGCAGAGACTTTGCGTTCCCAATCTATTACGACAAGAAGCTGCTGCTTTCAGATGAGGGGGCAAGAGAGCGTCTGACTGCAAAGTTTGATGAGTGGTACACTATCGAACGCAACAACAATCCTGATCCTAAATACACTGGCACAACCCGAGCAGACGCAGAACGTACTGTTGCAAAGATCATGGAAGAAGATGCTGACGAGTTTGAGAACCTGTCATTTGGTGGTGGCAGCACTAAGCACCTTAAAGATCGCAAGACCAATATACCCGAGTGGATGGTCGAGGAGTTTCTTATCAAAGATGAGGACGCTCTTTACAGCTACTTTGAACGCATGGGTAAGAAGATTGCATTTGCTGAAACATACGGTGGCAGAACAATCGATGAAGTTATGGATGCGTTCGAGACTGAGTTGCGCAAAGGCAAGCTGTCAGAGGATCAAATCCTTAACGCCAAAGCTGCTATGGTTGGTGACTATGACAGAGTGATGGGTAACTTCGTCAAGCGTCCTGATCGCTGGGATAACCAGTTAGCTAAAGCAGTCAAGTCATGGACAGGTTGGACTTATCTTGGTGGTGCTGGTGTGTCTGCTATCACTGATGTTGGTAGTATTGTTCTTGCTCATGGGTACAAGGATGTGGGCAAGGCTGGTGCGGCTGCGTTAGCTGACACAGGCTTTGTTGCTGGTGTATTCCGGCAGGCTAACCTTGCTGGTGAGTTGCTTGACATCTCTCGCAACGTAGCTGCAAGAGAGATCTTGTCTGATAACATCAAGCGCATTCAGCCTAACATGCTAGAAAAAGCTACTGCTGTTGGTAACAAAGTCTATTACACAATGAATGGTTTGATGCCTGTGACTGTCAGCGGCAAGCTGTTAGATCAGATTGTTGTGCAGGATAAATTCTTTAAGCTGTCTCAGAAATGGTCAAAGGGCACAATCAACGCCTACTGATCGTGAGTATCTGGCTCGCTATGGTATCGATGAGGAGATGGCTAAGATCATTGCTGATGCTCCTGTTACTAAGCATCAGTCAGAAGACTTTGTGTATTCTAACACAGACGCTTGGAAACGAGACACGCCGCAACAACGTGCAGCGGTGCGTCAGTATCAGGCAGCTATTGCATCTCACTCTAATAACACCATCATCATGGCTACTACGTTCGATAAGCCACGCATCATGGATGGCGTGATGTACATGAAAGACAACGCATACTTTCAACAGATGCGCAAAGTATTTCCTAAGATGTACGCAATAGACAAGCGAGCATCTACTGGATCGACTGCTCTTGTTCGTATGGACAGCCAGCTTATGACGCTGCCGTTTACTTTTATGAACTTTGCCTTTGGTGCGAACAACAAGATCATTGGTGCGATTGCTGACCCAAGCAGGGCTTATAGATTGCAAGGCGTGTCAGCATTGCTTGGTATGTCTTACCTATCTTTGTCACTCAAAGATCAGTCATGGTGGAAAGATGCAGATAGCATTGAGACAATGGCAAGAGTTGTAGATCACTCAGGCATCTTAGGTGTGTATTCTGACATTGGGTATCGCGGTCTGGCTATGGCAGTTAACACTGGCATGATGCGCGAGAATACATCTCCTATCCCGCCTAAATGGATTAGCGGAACACCTAGCGAAAGACAGGGCGATGCTGTTGCTGAAGTGTTAGGCGCACCGGCTGGATTGGGTTTGGAATATTATCGTCTTTGGGATCGCTACCTTAAAGGTGACAGAGTGGGAGCCACTAAAGATTTAGGCTACGCAATGCCGTTTGTTGGTCTACCTTTGTGGCGCGATGATGCAAGAGATTTCTTTAACGCAGGTCGCCGTTAATTGTGCGTGGCAAACTGCATTACTGCATGATAGAGGATTACTATGACAATTAACTTGAGCGATAATTCACCACGAATATCCTACACTGTGGCATCTGGTGTTACACAGTCTAGCTTTACTGTGCCGTTTGAGTTCTTTGAAGAAGGCGATCTCAATGCATATGTTGACGGCACGCTTAAAACCATCACAACTGATTACACTGTAACTGGCGGTTCCGGGGCAACAGGCTCAATTGCAATGACGGTTGTTGGTGCGTCTGGTGGCAGCACTGTTGTTATAACAAGAAGCATTCCGCTTGAGCGTACTACAGACTTTCCAACGTCTGGCCCATTCGATGTTACTTCTCTGAATGAGGAGTTAGATCGGATCACAGCAATCAATGCTGATCTTAATGATGAGGTTAGTCGTTCACTTCGCCTGACTGATGCTGATGCTGCTGCTAATTTGATTTTGCCTGCTCTTGCTAGCCGGGCTGGCAAGGTGCTGGCGTTTGATTCTGTTACTGGCGATCTTATTAACGGCCCATCTACTGCTGGTGTAACCACCGTAGCTGCGGCTGCGGCTGACATTGCTACACTTGCTGACATCCAAGATGGTACAGTAGCTACTGATGCCATTACTGACACTGCTGCAATTAAAACTGACGTAACTACAGTCTCAGGCATTGCGGCTAACGTAACTACCGTTGCTGGCAACACATCCAACATCAACGCTGTCGCTGCTGACGCAACTGACATTGGAACCGTGGCAACGAACATTGCCAACGTAAACACTGCGGCTGGTATCTCTGCCAACATCACGACTGTTGCTGGAATTGCTGCTGATGTTACTGCTGCTGCAACAAATGCAACTGACATTTCAGCTATTGCTGCTGAAGTAGCTAAAGTAGTCACAGTAGCTAACGATCTCAATGAGGCTACCTCAGAGATTGATGTAGTTTCTAATAACATTGCTAACGTCAACCTTGTTGGCACAGACATTGCCAATGTCAACACTGTTGCTTCTAATCTTGCTGACATCAACAACTTTGGTGACACATACTTTGTTGGTGGAACAGCCCCATCATCTCCGACATCTGGGGATTTGTGGTTCGATACCTCGGCGCAGACTATGAAGGTGTACGGCTCATCAGGTTTCCAAAACGCTGGATCATCAGTCAACGGAACATCTCAGCGTGTGTCTTATACAGCAACGGCTGGTCAAACTAGCTTTGCCGCAACATATGACGCTGGCTTTGTTGATTTGTATTTGAACGGTATTAAGCTGATTTCTGGCACTGACTTTACTGCCACCAACGGCACAAGCATTGTTTTGGCTTCTGGCGCAGCGGTCAATGACACAGTAGACATCGTGGCTTACGGCACATTCTCTGTAAGTAATTTCAGCATCAACGATGCCAATGATGTGGCTGCATCTGGTGCAACTAATGGGCAATTCCTTCAGTATAACGGCACAAATTGGGTGGGCGGTACAGTAAGCGCCCCACAAGCTGGCGCAGGGTACTTCGATGGTAACAATGGTGCTACTGGTGATACCACGAATGGCAAGGGTGACATCTTTCGTGTTCACTCGCAGACACTCAGTTCAAATGTAACCATAGGCTCGACAGACAACGCTTTGGCTGTTGGCCCTTTAACGCTTGGCAGTAACGTAACACTTACCGTCAACGGAAATCTGACGGTGGCATAGATGGCTTCGATATTAAATGTAGATCAAATAAACAATGCGGCGGGTACGTCTGCTGTCACGATTGACGCAAGCACAGGCAAGCCATCGTTCCCGAATGGTGCGACACTGCCAGCGGGAAGTGTGGTCAAAGAAACCTTAGTTGACGTTACTCCATCTAGCCCTTTTGTTACTACGTCCTCTACCTACTCACAGGCGTTTGCTGGCAGTTTCACCCCTCAATTATCAACAAGCACTATTATTGCAGACATATCTTTTTATCAGCGCAGTTACAGGGCAAACGGCGCGGACGGTAGGATGAAATTCAGAGTTTTGGTCGATGGTTCAGAGGAGTTTGCATTAGTGGCACATGGTGCATATGACTACGGTGGCAGTGGCGCTTGGTTAAAAGTAAATAGCCACGCGGCTATCCAAATAAACAACACGACAGGTAATTCAGTATCGGTGTCTGTTGATACCGCTACATCCGGTGCGAGTACCAGTACTGTTTATCCTTCTTCTACTGATGAGGGCAGAGCAACTATAAGGTTTACGGAGATTGCACAATGAGTACGCTATACGTTGATACAATCACCGAAAAGACCAGCGGCTCCGGTGTTCAGATTGCGGGTCACGTTGTGCAGGTTGTTAGTGTTTCTGCAAATTCACTTTTAAGCACAACAAGCACATCCTTTGCAGATATTCCGGGTATGACTGCTACGATAACGCCTCAAAACTCAAGCAATAAGATACTAATTTGTTATGTTAATCATATCTATATTAATGGTGCTTCAAACATTAGCAATTGGCAGGTAGCTTGTACTAATTTGTATAGAGACAGCACTCTAATTCGTGAAGAACCAACAAACCAATATCACACAGGACACGTTCCAGACAGCACCACCCATAGGTTCATGGATTTCCAAACAGTATTTTACTATGACAGCCCCGCAACAACATCAGCAACAACCTACAAGTTACAAGGTGCGGCAGTAGGTGAGGTTATGTTTAACCATCCTAGCTATGGTAATGGCGGGACAATGACCCTAATGGAGATTGCCCAATGACAAGTATTCTAAAGGTCAATCAAATCCAGAACACGGCGGGTACTACTGCGCTGACTGTTGATACCAGTGGTCGTATTCTTCAACCATCTAAACCAGCGTTTTCTGTTTATCAAAGTACAAACCTTACTGGACAAAACTATGGTAGCGACACAAAAGTTTCTTTTGACACTAAAGAGTTTGATATTGGTAACAACGTAACTCTAAACAGTTCTGCTGTTTTTGCTGCGCCGGTTGATGGCATATACCATTTTGGCTGTAGTGTTATGATTGATGCGATTGATGGCTCAAGCTATTTATCTTTGAAAATGTTTATTGACGATGCTCCTGTTAATAGTGCGAATGACCTTGCATATAGGTATCTTGAAGACAACCAAGGTGGGAGCTATCAAACTGGAAACAGTTCAGGGTTAATTCAACTTACAGCAAATCAAACTGTTACACCATATATTAGAATAATTGATGATAGTAGCGTCACACTTCGGGATGGCGCACGATTCTTTGGATATTTAGTAGCATAATAGGAGTAAACAAAATGAGCATATCACAAGCCCTAACTGAGTTAGGCATCACCGAATGGGTCTTGCGTGGTGAGCCTACAACAGAGGCCGAATTTAACGAGATGTTTCGCAAAGTCACAGGCGCAGACGCTAATGGCTCTGCCATCGAAAGCAGCAACGTGGCTGAATGGGGTACAACTTGGTCTGAGGTCAACGCAAAGGCAGCAGAACTTCGCGCAGCAGAGCCTATGAAGCTACTCCGTGAAGAACGTGACCGCTTGATTGCAGCGACAGACTGGTGGGCATCTAGCGATCTTTCGATGACAGCGGCGCAGACTACTTATCGTCAGGCATTGCGTGACATTACCGAGACGTATTCTTCATTAGCAGATGTTGTCTGGCCTTCTAAACCGTAGGAGCATTAAATGAGTAAAGCAAGAGATATAGCAGATCTTCTTGATGCCAATGGAGATGTCGTTGCAGGTGCATTAGATAATGTTGCAGCTTTCCCCACTGGCTGGTCTTCTGCTTTAGACGGTTCTGATATGGTGTTTATTTATAACAGCGTTGAGGTTTTCAAGCTTACGACTGCGGGTGCGGTAATAGCTACAGATGATATTACAGCTTTTGGAACTCCATAATGGCAATAGCAGCATCAGGCGCAGTATCCTTTGGTGATCTACGCACAGAGTTTGTGGGTGGCTCCGGTGCAATCAGTTATTCTGATTTGTATCGGGGCGGCAGTAACATTCGTGCCAAGGCTGCTAACAATACTGGCGTAAATTTAGCTGCGTCTGTGCCTACAAGTGGCATAATAAATTTTACCAACTTTCGCGGCCAAGCCAAAGGCTTTCGGTTTACATACACTACAGAATCAACCGATCAAGACGCTGACACATTATTTGGTTCTGACTATGCTGTAGACTATCCAAAAGAAATCCTTATCAACAGCGGCGTTACCATTGGCGGCGTGTCTGATGATGCGCTGGATATTCCAAGCACTCTTGCTGGCACTCTTGTTATCAACAACAACGGTTCGATCATTGGCAAGGGTGGTACAGCTAACGGTGGTGCTGGCGGTCACGCTATCAATAACGCAGCTTCAAACGTGACAATCAACAACGCTGGCAGCTTGCTGGCTGGCGGCGGCGGCGGCGGTAAGGGCGGCAACGGTGGTGGTGGTCGGTATTCCACGACTAGCAACCAGTACCAAGGAACATCTGCTGGAAAAGGCTGGGATTTCTCAGACGGTGGTTGTATGAACCTATCTCGCTGTGGCTCGTTCACTCAATCTTATCAGGTAGGGCAAAAAGGAACCCAAGTTTGCCGGTGTAAATTTGGAAATTCATCTTTTCGCAGTGGAACTCACACTTGTCAGTACAACGATGACGCTTACTATTCGGCTAAGTGCTACAGAAGTGTAACGAGTAACACAAACACCAGCGGTGGCACAGGCGGTAACGGCGGGCGTGGTCAAGGCTACAACCAGACACTTGCAAGTGGATCGGGCGGCGCATCTGGCGGGCAAAATGCTGGCAACGGTGGGTCAGGTCAATCTGGCGCAGCCTACGGTCAATCTGCCTCTAACGGTAACACAGGCGCTAACGGCAATCGTACTAACGGTTCTGGTGGTGCTGGCGGCGGGGCTGCTGGCGCAGCCGTATTAGGCACATCAGTTACTATGAATAACACAGGCACACTAGCGGGTTCAGTGGCATGACGGCTGATGAACGCTATGAGATTTGTAAGGCGTGTGATTGGTTTCGATCAGTCATTAGGCAATGCAAAAAGTGTGGTTGTTTTATGCCGCTAAAAGTTGAACTAGCTTCGGCTACCTGCCCACTGAGGAAATGGACATGACAAATTATAACATTGAAAAGATTGAAGGCGGCATCGCAACACTTCGCTATGCCGACAATAGTTGGGCAGAGCTTGTTCTGTCTGCTGACATGACGGAGGCTGACCTTGATGATTTGGCATTACAGTTTGCGCCAAAAACTGGCGTTGCACCAAGCTTCGCAACAGTTGGTTTCACTTCCACAGCTTCAGCTAAACCTGAGCCTATCGTTGAAGAAGAAGAAGAACCAGAAGAATATGTCGATAACAGACCAGCATGGCTCATCGCAAGACAAACAGCTTACGGCACACTAGAAAGCCAGCTTGAGTACATTACAGAAAACGGTCTTGAGGCTTGGCAAACGCATGTTGCTCAGATCAAAGCCGACAATCCAAAGACGTAACATGAATGGATCCAGTCACCGGAATTGCGCTTGCTAGCACAGCATACAAAGCTATTTGCTCTGCCTTTCAGCATGGGAGAGACATCGAGCAAATGGCTGGCGATTTGGGTAGGTGGATGCAAGGCATCAACGCTGTCAAGGAAGGCCACTCTAAGGCAAAAGGCAGACGCATTGGATCGGTAGAAGAAGAAGCATTAGAAACATTTGCAGCTATGAAGAAAGGCAGAGCAGATGGAGAACGAGCTTCGTAATTTTATCACTGGTCAGTACGGCATGAATGCTTGGCAACAGATAATAAAGATCCAAGGCGAAATAAGAAAAAAGAAAAAGCAAGAGCAGATTGAAGCAGAGAGACGGCAAGAAGAAATCGTTGAGTACATTCTTATTGGCGTATCTGTGTTCTTAGTTGGTGGCGTGATAATGTGCGTTTTGTATTATGCATTAATGCAGTAGGTTAACTCATGGATCAGAAAGATATATTAGATAGTGCAGCAATATTCGCAACGGTGGGTTCAGTGACAGACATGCTTCCACCAGTAGCCGCTGTCTTTACTATTGTATGGACTGCGCTTCGCATCTACGAGATGGAGACAGTGCAGCGGTGGCTTAAGAAATGATTGCTATTATCAATGCTGTTGCCTCTCTTGCTGGCACATGGATGGAAGGCAAGGTCGAGACACAGAAAGCCAAGGTTGAGGTAGCCAAGCGTGTAGCTGCTGGCGAACAGGAGTGGAACCAGACAATGGCATCTGCTTCTGCATCATCTTGGAAAGATGAATGGCTTACAATTCTGGTAAGCATCCCCCTTATATTAGCATTCACAGGGCATGAAGACATCGTGCAGCGTGGCTTCGATGCGTTGCAGTCAATGCCTGACTTCTACAAAACAGCCGTTGGTGTTGTGTTTGCCGCCAGCTTCGGCGTTCAACAGCTAACAAAGATGTTTAAGAAATGATTGTAGTATCAGAGTTGACTGACCTCATTGCAGAGCATGAGGGCAAGAGCCTTAGTATGTATACCGATACTGTTGGCGTACCGACAATCGGATATGGGCATAACCTTCAGACACCTATCTCAGAGCATGCAGCCAAAGTCATTCTTGCCGATGACGTTAAGGTTGCTATTGATGAGCTTGATGACCGCATGGATTGGTGGCGTGATCTGCCTGATCCAGGCGCAGCTAGTGCTTGCATCGATGGTGTTCAACCTTGGGTGGCCTCGATTCTCGCGCTTCAAAAAGTTAATTGCTGCGCTAGAGGATAGAGACTTCAACGAGGCTGCTGCTCAAATGGAAGATTCTCTCTGGTATCAGCAAATAAAAACGCGAGGACCAGCCCTTAAACAACTTATGTTGGATTGTAATGACACTCAGTAAAGAGCAACTTGATGAAGCCCAGAAACTATACGACACACATGGCACATTAAAGTTAGCATCTGAAGCCAGCGGTATACCATTGGCAACGCTTCAAAACCGTATTCAAAAAGCAAAGGAAAGCTTTGCTGATAGCAGATACAACATCCCACCACTGCCAGAAGATGACATTCCTATTGATGAGGTGATCGATCATCTTCATAGCCGTTTCAAGAAACGCAAAGCTAATCGTGACGCAAAGAAATGGATACCGATTGAGATGAAATCGGATGAACCCATTGGTTTGCTATGGATGGGTGATCCACACATCGATGACAACTATTGCGATTGGGATAATCTGCGTGAGCATCTGCGTATAATCAACGAGTATGAGGGTGTGTATGGCTGCAACCTAGGTGACTACCAGAACAATTGGGTAGGCCGTCTAGGACGCTTATACGGCGAGCAAGACACCTCTCACAAGACAGCATGGAAGCTAGTCGAGTGGTTAATTAACGAGATGAACCCTCTCATTCTGATTGGCGGCAACCACGACATGTGGTCTGGTGCCGGTGATCCGCTTAAATGGATGCGCTCTCCTCATAGTATTCTTGAGGATTGGGAGGCGCGAGTTGAGTTGAAGTTCCCGAACGGCAGATCCTGCCGCATCCACGCCGCCCATGATATGCCGGGTCATTCCCAATGGAACAGCCTTCATGCCCAGAACAAGATGGCTAAGTTTAAGTCGAACGCTTCTCTGTACATCAGTGGACACAAGCACAACTGGGCTTTGGGTCAGATCGAATTGGTGGAGCAGGAAACAACAGCGTGGCTTGCCAGAGCGAGAGGCTACAAATTCCATGACACTTACGCCTTCGTCAAAGGATTTGAACAGCAGCGTTTTGGTCAGGCAATTTTTCAGATCATTGATCCGCATAATCCTAATCCTGTTTCATGGGTACAATGTTTTGCGGATCCTCTTGAGGGTGCTGAGTATCTGCAATACCGGAGATCGCTTCGGCAGTAACCGCTGCATAGCCAGCTATGTCAACAAATGAATCGTCATGGTCGGTGTGTTGAAGACGCGCTATCTTTAGCAGTGTCATCATCATGCCGACATCTTTGACAGTGAACTGCACATCTTTATAGACAGACCATAGCTTGGCTATTCTTTTGAAGTTTGCTTCTGGTGTGCCATAGCTTGCACCTCTGTCTTGGATTGCATTGAATGCAAGCTCTAAACAATCGCTTCTGTTCATGTCTTTGTGTTCCTTCCTATTTCATTGTTGCTTTCTGAATGACCACCAAGCTGCGACCAGCCTGTGGCTATCTCTGTTTGCCGGTGATAGATTGTGCCAACCTCATCATCCGTAACAGCATCATCTGCAAAAGCATCATCGGACAGCGATGCTGCATTCTGTTGCCATGCCTTCTTGTTAGCTTCTGCTTCTTTGCGAGCGTTTACTTCCAACGATGGAGAGTAATGATACTGCGGCATCTCTCTGCTGTATCTTTGTGATGGCCTGATTTGTTTTCCGCGCTTCATTAATGCATTTCCTCTGTGCGTCTGGTGTGCTTAATAGGGGTTATAAAGGTGTATAAAGGTGTAGAACAATGCATAAATGCAGGTCATTAGCCAGAACAAATGGCTGCGTAAGGCTTTGTTTATTAAGGAAAGAATGGTGCTGCCAGCGTGATTCGAACACGCGACCTCACCCTTACCAAGGGTAAGTACATTGTTTATAACTACCGGATTTCGTTGACGTTTTCTCATTTAAGTTTCTCCAGTGTGTCTCTGGTGTGTTCATTAGAAACTGATGCGTATCGAAACACCATCTTCTCAGATTCCCAACCACCTAATTTCATTAGAGAGTTTAAGTCAGCACCAGCCATCATCAATCGGCTGGCAAAATGGTGTCTCCAATCATGGATAGTAAAGTCATTGATGCCTGCATTTTTGCAGGCTCTATTATGCAATCCTTTGAGGCTATCTCCAAATGAATAAGGCTTGCCTGCTTTGTTAAGGAACACTAGCTGCGCGTTGCTCTGCCTTATGTGGGGCAGCAACGCTTCGCGTACTCTTGGATGCATAGGTACAGTAAGAAGCTTGCCACCCTTGACCTTGAGTTGAATGGTGTTGCTCTCAAAGTTTACGCCTTGCCGCTGTAGGTTCAACGCTTCTTGTCTGCGGAATCCTTGATAGCATAGCGTAATAAAATAATGCCTGATGAAATCAGGGTAGCACGACAATAATTTTTCCTGATCTTCGTAAGATAAAAACCTTACTCTATCGTTTAATTCTTTTCGCCGTGGTATAATTATAGTCACAGAAGCGTGGTTTAATATCGCTACAAGTGTCGCTCTAATACGGTTGATGTGTGAATTACTACAACCTTTCAGCTTGCGGCGAACCAAAAGGTTCCACGCTTCTGTGTTTATTTCGGATGCTGCTTTGCTCTTAAAGAAATTAGACAAGAGCAAGGCGTTCCGATTGTCGGTATCTCCGCGACCAAGAGATACCCAATCCTCTGCCAATTCAAAGAAGGGGGTGAGGTTATCCCCACCCCGCATTTCATTTAAGATACGCTGCTCATAGGCTCGGCAAACTTCCTCGGCCTGCCGCCTGATCTTTTGTCCTGTTGATCTTCTGATGTTGCGTGTCTCACCCGCATAGCTGACGGTGCCACGGATGTGCCAAACTTCGCCTCTTTTGTGGATAGATAACATCGCGTCATCGATTCTTCTAACAGTTCAAACTGATCTTGATTCATTGCGAATGAGTTGCCAATCCTTAAATATTGCAACCCATTCGCCCGGACAAACCTTTTGAATGTGAGCATTGAGACTTTGTAACGCTCACACAAGTCATCAAAATGGTACGTCATTGGCAGCAATCGCTGGTTGTGCTGCTGGCTGGGGTGATGCACCGTTAGCATACTTCTCTTGTGTTTTAAGAGAGAGGAAGTTGACCCCATCTTTTGATGTTGAACGCCATGCAGCTAGCCTACGGTTGCCATCTTGTGGTCCAGAGTAGGCAGGCTGCTTGTTCTCTGCTGTTGCATCAGCATTAGAATACATGCAACCGATGCGCTGATACACGACAAGGATAGCTTCGCCATTCTTGTCAGTGTCTTTGACGATAGCGACTTGCTTGTTGTCACCTTCCACATCCAGCTTGCCAGTTAAGATAAGCTGCTGTGTCTCGAACGGTGGGTGCGCTGCACCCTGATTAGTGTTGTCGTATTCCATTAGAATGAAGCTCCCGCTGTTGGTGTTACCACAATGGTAGGTTTGGTTGGTGCGCCTTTAGACGCTTCGTTACCGTCGTCATCTGCTGACGGCAATGCGAACGCAGCTTGTAAGCCATAGCGTTTTGCATAGGTGATACCGCTGCCCATTTTCTGAGCATCGGATGGATCTTTGCTGCGCACAGGGCAGGGGCTAACCCGCTTCTCTCCTGTTGGCGCATGAACGATAGTGGTCTGCACCACTTGAATGATCTGACCTTCAAGCACGATCATGTCTAGTGGCTGTGTAAAGTACAGCCCGAACTCATTGGCTTGTGACGCAGCCTTGATTACTTCCTCAAGCGTTGCGTAATTAGATTTGAAGTGTGGGTTCTTGCCCGACTTGACGGCAGATACTTGCAGCTTTTGGAATGCAAGCATTGCTTCGTCAAAGTTTGTTGGCGCAGCGGCCTGTGTTTTTTCAGCCATGATTGGCGTCTCCTTCTTTTACAGTGATGCGGCAAGCCCCTCGCTTGTCGCGTTTGATTGTGAGTAAGTCACAGAAAACCTCACGCTCATCGTTAGCAACGAGCGAGCGCAGTTCTTTCTTGATGGCCTCATGTTCTTTGGCTGTATCAACGGTCGATACAAAGTCAGAGGCTAATGATGTGAAGTGATTGTCCTTGCTGGCATCGCGCAGCTTGAGGCCGTTAATGTTGATAGCAGACCAATCAATCTTGAACGTACTTAGGTCATAACTAGGCTCAGTGTCAGAGGTAACTAACTGCCAGAACTCTGCCACCTTAGTGACAACCGCATGCAGATAATCTTGGCTGTAATCTACTGTGCAATAGTCATGCTCATTGCCAAAGATGACTGATAGATATGCCTGCTTCAGTTGAAACAGACACATATATAACTGTATCTGTGGCATGTAGCTGTCGAGCATCTGGTTCATAGACCTGTTGCTCGATGTATGCTTGCACTCGATCAGGTATCTAACGCCCTGCTCGTCAGTGCCAATGCCATCAGCTTGTCCTTTGAATGGTACGCCAAGCAGCGTAGACATCGCAGCCGACTGTTCGTCTGCTATTGCAAGACCAGTATCTTTCGACAGCCATTCCAGATTGTATGGCTCAGTCACATTGCCAAGGTTGACCTTGAAGATGTGGTCGAGATTGTCAGGCTGCTTGCGACCTGTCTTGACTAGCCATAGGTCATGCCAGTCACCGCGCAATATGTTGTAGAGGTCAGAACCTCCGATGAAACCTTTGCGTTCCATGTCCACTCCTTTATTTATACTGCATTATTGCATACCTACCTGTGCATATCAATGCATTTATGCAGTTTATTGTGCAAAAGAATACGAGGTGCAGCCATAGGTTCACAGATCTCTGCAAACTCTGCAAAAGATGGAAAGAACTTTGCTTTCTTCTTAACCTTATCGACAGCATAGATAACAATGTCGGCAGGATACTGCGACAATTCTCTAGCCAGAGCCTCAGTCTTGCCGTTGAGCATATCAACATCGAACGATGCACCGAGCGTAACTAATGGTGCAATCGTCTTGATCTGCTGGACAATCATCTTGTGAGGCAGCGGCTCCATACTTTGTTTAACTACAGTCAAAGCATACTCAAGCTTGTCTATATCTTCACGCCCAATTGAATAGCCCATGAGTGTAAAGTCTTGGCTGTGATTTTCTTGTAGGCTAGGAAGCAAGGTACTCGCGCATTCTCTCACTCTGGCTGAGACCTTGTTGGGATCGCCCACCTCTAGCTGACGCTGCGCCCCCGCTGTTAATGAAACCTCGCTTGTTGGTGCGGTATTCACGCATGAACCATTTGTACTTACGATCCCAGCTAACGTACTTTCTTCCCTCGGCTTGCCAATATTCACGGAACTCAATTTGTTCAGCGTCATGGTCTATCTCCTTTATGTTTGGCAACGCATCTATCTCCGCGCGCAATTCAGTTGAAGCAATCCAATCATCAGGGATCGCTATCTTCTTTGGTTTATGATTGGTTACTGATAGGTTACTGCCCACCTCAGAGACAGTGGTGTCTACCACAGAGACACCGGTGTCTCCCACATAGACACGGTATGTGCTTGAGTTGAATGCGGTAGGCATGCGTTCGATGTAACCTCCATCGATCAGAACATTTAGTTTCTTAGCCACAGTTGACCGCCCCATGCCAGTGCGTTTAGCAAGGGTAAAGGTACTAGGCCAGCACTCGCCTTGCTCATTGGCATAGTCACACAATGTGACAAGCAACCACTTGGCAAGCGGATCCTTTATGTCGAGACGCATAGCGTCTGCCATCATACTAAACATTTGTTGCGATCATTACTCTTTGCTTGCGACCACTGCGACCGGGTTGTTTCTCGCCAGTGTACTGGATCAAACCCTTGCGTTCTAACGATGCAAACCTAGCAGTGACAGATGAATAACTCTCAATGCCATGCATACTTCTACAACGCAGGCGCACATCATCAGAGATGCAGCCATTGTAAGTGGCAGACGCAGCCTCTCTTGTGTAATACTTGACGGCATCAAGCACGATCTTTTCAAGGTGAGTAACATCAATGCTTTCGGCAGCTTCGATGCTAGTGATAGGTGCGTTTGCACGATAGAGATGTTCAGTCTGGGTATCCATTTAGCCCTCCTTGTATTGGCTATTGAATCGTTCGTATAATTTACGAACGTCTGGGTCATCGCTGCTTGCCGCAGCTTCAGCCAGCAATCGATTGATTAGCTGGCAATCCTTGAAGCGCAGCCACACTGGATAACCTTCTGGCTTTCCGAGCAGCGCACGTTCAATATAATCTGCTGTGTTCTTATAATGCTGCATATATGCACCAGTCTAATATATATTTGACATGAAGCAAAGCTTTAATGCACTATGAATTGCGGCTTGCTAGTCTCCCATCGCCGCTAATAGTGAAGTCGGCTGGCTATTTGTCCCTCCTTGATAGCCAGCCGATAATCTTTCCAGCAATAGGGTTGCTGGCTTCAATGCATATAAAGTTCGGCCCACTCTTTTGCTTGAGCAAATAGATGTCAGCCTCTTGTTCTTTGTGTGTCTTGGATAGGAAGCTGAAGCCACGACCTGTGGCTTGGTACTTGCTCTCGGCTATCAGAACTCCGGCTTTGGTTTCGATGCGGATGTCTCCGCTAAACTCTCCACCCAACTGTCCTGAGAGAGGTTGCCTTTTCGCTTTGGCACCGAACGATGATAGCCATTCGACCCACCATTTTTCGTGGTAGTTTCCTTTATTGCGCTGAGATGTTGCCATCGTTTTTCCTCATGGCATGAGACGCAGACCAACACCCCATGCCCATAGATTACATACCAAGGTGTGATGTCACCGCAGCCTTGGCACTTTTGCGAGTGGCCTGTCTTATCTGGTTTTGATTTCGACTTGCGCTTCAAGTGCATCCATCCAACAGATTAAAAGAAAATTAGATGGCACTCTCTTGTATTGCTCCCACTTGTGAACAAGTGAAGACGCGCAGCCAATACGATCAGCTAATTCTTCTTGTGACCAGCCTCGGTCATGGCGCAGTGACACCAAGCCAGTAACTAATTGCTCCCAATTGTTACTGATTGCCTTGGGTTTGCTGTAATGCGTGAACTCTGATCGCATTCAGTACCTTTTCGGCAGTCGATAAACGCAAATCTTTCCCAGCGATAGTTCGATAGTATGTGCTGGTAGGTACACCAGACATCCTAAACGCCTGTAATACTGTTACATTTGCTGCGCTTGCCGCTGCTTCTAACTGTGATATATAACTCAACATGGTAATTAATCTACTGCATTTATGCAGGCTTGCGCAATAGGGTAAGTAATGCAATACTGCATTAAGCTCTAATGACGGTTGATGTTTCATGCTGTATTAATACAGTAGGAGGTATCGAGGAGATGGAAGACTACGAAGCTAAAGCAATCCGTGTGTGGATGAGATCCATTATGCAGACACGCGAATGGTCAGCTAATAAGTGGGCAACCATGGCGGGTACAAGCCCGACCAACATAACAAGATTCCTGAACGGTGGTAAGTTTGTGCCATCGTCCAAGACAATAGGTAAGCTTAGCCATGTGGCGGGATCAGCACCTCAACTATCACAGAACGCAACATTGGATGCGGCTTCAAGAACGATCACGCTGAAGGATCACCTTGAAAAAGATATAGGGCAGGTGACTGTGTATAATTTAACCGGCGAAATTGTTGCGTATAAATATAATAGAGATTCACCAACCTATGGCGTACATCTAAATGATATTGTAGTCGCACGAAAGCAAAAGAAATTTGAAAGCAGCAATGTAGTTCTGTTTTTTTATGAAGACCGATTACAAATGGGTAAAAAGATTGAAGGCATTAACTCTGTGTATCAATCAAGAATGAACCGCACAGTCAGGCTTGCTGATGTGCGGATCATTGGTAGGGTGGTTCAGATTGTTAAGAACCTAGACGATTAATTGTAAGCCCATTTGCTTTACAGTTCTGCGCAATTTTGTGAGCCACCTCATATCAACATCAACTTTATACTTAGCTTTTTTATATGCATGCATAACCGTTGTATGATCTTTTGATATAGCTTTTGCTATTTGGACATAGCTTTTGCTTGTGGTTTCCACTGCTAGATATACATAGATTTGTTTAGCATCCACTATGCCTTGTTCTTTTCTGCTTGACATAAGTTCATGCAATCTAACGCCAGTTATATCTGACACATTAGAGATAATATTATCTAAAGGATCAGTTAACATTACACACCTCGCAGTATTGTAGACCAAGCAGAGATAATCATTTGCCTGTCGTTATCTGACAACATGCATTCATCAAGCGATGCGTGAACAACCTTGTTAATGATATCCACCGATTGCGCCCAGCTATATGTGGGCTGGCGCTGCTCGGTGGTATTATACACAGCATCGAATGGTGTCCATTCATTCTTATTCATCATTATGCTGCCTCCCATGTCTGAATTGATGGCTGCTTGTCGATCATGTAATCAACAGCCTTTGATGCTGCGCTTGCAGCTTGGAATATAAATTTGCTGTCACTGCCAAGAGCCTCAAGCCAGTTGGCTAGATAGTCAGTATGATCTGGCCTGACTGATGGCTCTAGTCCGAGGTGAGCCATGAGGAATGCGGCTCCCATCTCCGCTATCAATTCCTCAAAGGCATACTCTCGTTTCTTTGGTGACATGCTGCGATCAAGGCGTGACTTGTGGCCTGTCCAATGGACATGCTCATGTGCCAGCGTTGAATAATAATCTAGCCCGGATCGGAACTGATCGAAGTCAGGCATTTCAATGCGGTCTTGACTAGGCATATAGAATGCACCTGTCTTGCTGCCATGCTTGAGTTCTGCGCTGGTGTTAGAGAAGAATGCATTGACTGATGGTATCTGCTTGTCAGGGTTGGCAAAGCCAGTGACCGTTGGATAGTATTGGTCAGGCAAGCCATCGATCTGATCGCAGTTGAATACAGAGTACCACTTCATAACCTGATAGGTTTCGTCACTGTCTTTCTTTTGTTGCGGTGCGCTGTAACAAATAGTGGTGCCTTTCTCACCCTTGCGTACCTGTCCACCCAAAGCAGCAGCCTGCCGATATGTCATCCACATCGGTGCGCTGCGCTGTTGTAACCACAGCAGCAGCACGTTGATGCCACGATAATATTGACCAGTGGTGCGGGTTGGCATGAAGCTGCCGCTGCCATTGAATGGTTTGATCCAAGGCTTGGTGCCTGACTTGAGTTGAGCAGTGATCTGCTTGGTGACTTCATCATATTTAGACATTACATTGCGCTCCAAATTTTGGTGGACATTTCATAGTCATCATGCTCTGACTGCATGCGATCAAGCTGCGCTCCCTCCCATGCAGAGACAGCGCGAGCCAAGAATTTTTCACGATCCATATCAGGGTTGGCATCACAGATTTTATTAACCATTGCCACGATATGAGTGGGGTATTCTGACATCGGTGCCAGCACATCTGATATGAAATCGAGATGTGTTTGTTCAAACAGATTAGTCATGGTTGTTTGTCTCCTTAAATATATTGAGGCTCATCGTCATAGACCTCACCAAAGTCAGACCATTCTTGTTCCCAAGTTGGTTGACCATCACTGACAGGAAGCGTTGGCATGCACACGCAGTGCGTCCATTGAAGACCGCCATAGCCGTCATCCTCTCTGACCCAGCCATCGTCTTTGTCATGGCAATATTTACAGATATTTTTTGACATGCTTAATGACCTCCTCAATCATTTGGATTAAGAAAAGAGTGAAGCCGAACGTGCCGACTACGAATGATGCTGCTATTAAAAATTCAATCATCAATGCCTCCTTGATCTGATTATGTTACTGCATTAATGCAGCAATGCAAAGAATAATATGGGGAAAGCGGGGAATAAATGCATAAATGTTTAGGGAAAAATCACGGTAGTTTTCTGCGCTTCGTGCCGGAACACAGTGGGGGGTGGGGGAGTCCGCCCGGCCTTGCGGCTGGGCGGATGGCTGGCGTTTCGCTAGCTACTAAGGGAGGAAGATGCGAGCGGAGCGAGCCGATTTTTTTTTTGAGGCACAAAAAAACCCCGCCAAATGGCGGGGCTTGCTCGTTGCTGGTGATGTTATGCGCTGCGCTTTAACATCTCGGCGCGTCTCGCTGCGACCTCGGCTTCGGTCGGTGCCTTCGGTGCAAGGATGCGGCGTGCTTGGCGTGCTTCCTTCTGCTGCTGGTACCATTTGCGACCGTAGTAGTCGCCTTTGATCTTGGCTCCAAGCTGCCATGTGAAGCCGGATATTGAATTGAACAAGTCAACGTCCAGATCATAGAGCATTTTTGCGTTCTCATAGTGTGCCTCTGACTGTGCTAGTCGCTGCGCCAGTTGCAAAAACTTTGCGCTGGTGTTGCCATTGATTTCTAGTTCTTGGTCGGCTGCGGCTTGCGCAGTGTCAAAGCGTTCTTTGCTGCTCTCAAGATTGAATGCTGATTGGTCGCACCGGCTGCCAAGCTGGTAGAATGTACCAATATTGAAATACTGGTTTTCCTCTCCGCTGGCTGGATTGATGCGGCGGCTTTCATCGTCAAGGGCTTCGATATTCCAGTTTGAAATGATAGTTTTGTTAGCGTCAAAAATCTTAGTCATAGTGATATACTCCATAAAGTTGGTTACATAATAGGGCATGAGAAAAACACCCCGTGTTTCTTCTCTTGCCTCTCGGCGAGAGCGGGGGGTGAATCGTCCAGCGGAAACCGCCCAGCCAAGGGCTGCGCGTTTCTGCTTGACGAGAGGGGGATGCCACCCCCTCCCACGGTGGTTGTGTATTCTTGTGGTTCATATTCCACGCCAGAGCAGGCAATATCTGCGAGGGTAGGGTAGGCGTTGGTCGGCTTGCCGGATTCCCCCAAGCTATGCTTGGCAAGGGAATACGCGCAAGGGCGGGCCTACCCTCGCAGATATAGCAGCCCCCCTTCGGGCTGCGGTGCCTGCTATGTGCGAGGCGTTCTAAGTGGGGATGCAGTGGATCCTTAGATCGGTATTGTGCGTTGACGAGGTAGTGCCAAAAGGGGGAAACATGGGGGGGAACACAAGGGGGGGTTCTTCTTGAGGTATACATATGAGTAATGCAGTTAAGACCGGCTTGACCGCCAAACAGACGGCCTTGGTTGATAACCTTGTAGCAACAGGCTGTAGCATAACAGAGGCCGCTGTTAAGGCGGGCTACGCTGCTGGTGATAGCGGGAGAGTGACAGCCAGCAAGACTTTGCGGCTACCGCATGTGCAGGAGTATATGATGCGGTGTGTGGGTGAGGCATTGGGGCTTAATGCTACAGTTGCCGCCGCCAAGTTGGTGCAGCTCGCTCGGGGAGCCAAGAGCGAGTATGTGCAGCTAGAGGCGAGCAAGGATATACTAGATCGGTCTGGCTTTAAGGCTCCCGATCGACACATGCACCTGCACGCTGGTGAAGTCTCTGTTACCATCGACTTGTCCTAGCGGACATTGAGCGAGACGTTGCCTCGCACTTACCTAGTGGTCGAAGCCCCGATCCTAGATCGCATGGCTTCTCCGCAGATCGAACAGCGGTATTAATCAACGAGAGGTGGGGGGGGGTTAAAAACCGGTGCCTACCCCCCTCGAACCCGCCCCCTTCTCACATTATTGCCACAAAGGTTCGGTAGCATTAATGCAGCAAAGGAGAAGCGCATGATTGATTGGTTGTTCATGTGGTGTGTTAATGCCATTTACTGGCTGGAAAGCATCAGCGGCATATCTTATGAAGCATGGAACTTGATCCTATTCGTGTTCCTTCAGCCTGCATTAATCGTTTTATTTTTTTTCCTGTGGATGCGCGAAAGAATTGTGCGTTGAGCATTTAGATATGTAGCTGCCATATTGCAGCATGTCTCTTATTCCAAACGCTGTACAATTTGATCAATTGCTGACGAACCTACCGCAGCACATGAACTTCTATCTTCGTGGCGTAATGAACTCTGCGAACATGGCTTTGTTCCCTGATGCAGAAGCAAGCACCATGACAGAGGATCATGTCAGTGGAGAGTTTTTAGAAGCACTTCGCCTCATCGTGAACGCTACAAATCCCGATCTAAAAGAGGGTGACGTTGTAGGTCTTAACTATAAAATGGTTCAAGATTTTTTTAACGAGGGTAGTATCTTCGACAAGGAAGATAAGTATGCCATCGAAACTATTGGCGAGCAGATCCGCACAACTCTCGGAGACTTTGGTGTTACCAAGCAAGATGGTGGCATACAGATCTTCGACACCTACGACTTTGGGGTTGTTGGTGGGTTTGACCAATTCGTAGAAGACATAGGCAAAGGACTGTATCCTGCCGCACGAACCCTTGGTGGCATCCTCATGCCTGAGAACCCTGACGGTTCTTCTAAAGAAGAAGCCATGCGTGTTCGCATTAACATCCCAGAGACACCTAGCGTCATCGATGTAGACTTTGATGACGAGCCTGACGAGGGCGTAGAGGAGTTTGTCTTTCGTGGCCCGATGACAAATAAGCGCAAAGTTATATGGGGAAAGTTTACCGACTTGCTTTCTTCTTCAGCAGAAGCCGGTACGAACGTGCCATCAATGATGCAGTCATATGATTCTTATGCATCTCAACCCACAAACGATCTTCCCACGCTAAACGAGATACAAGGACAAATGTAATGGCATCCCTTCTTTCAATGACCAAATCAGAGAACAAACGGCTTGATGCTGTTCGTCAACGCGCCAAGGACAATGCAGCAAAGCCAAAGCCTGCTGCTACCAAGGCTACCGCTACTGGCTCATCTCTGAGCAAGACAGCTATTGAGAAAGCTAAAGCGCGTAAGGCAGCAAAGAAGAAGGCGGCTCCTGCCCCTAAAACAATTAAGAAAGATGTAACTGTACGTTCCGGCGACACACTCTCGCAGATTGCAAAGAAGTACAACACATCTGTTCGTCAAATGATGGCAGCAAATCCAGGGATTAAGAACGCCGACAAGATCCGTGTAGGACAAGTCTTGAAGCTTCCCAAAGAAGTTATCACTGGCTCATCTGCTGGCAGAACTAATAACCCATATCAGGGTCAGTCTTCTAAAGAGATCACATCTGGCAATGCCAAACGCGAGAGCGCAACACAGCGTTTGAAGCGTAAGGCTGTAACAAAGAAACGCAAAGGTCGTGCTGATGCTTAAATACAAACTCGCTGATGGCAGCATTTATGAAGGTGCTGTTGTCACTATGCCTGATGGCAGAATCAAAACAGGTGAAACGCTAACTGGTGAAAGTGTGCGTTGCTTTCCTATTGAGGCTGGTGACGAGATCGTTCGCGCTAGAAAGCCTGATGGCAAACTGAAGGCAGATGATAAATCTACACCTCTAAAGAATGAGGCGTGGACAGCTAAGAAGAAGAAATAATGGCTACCCCTGCATGGACACGCGCCGCTGGTAAGAATCCCAAAGGCGGCTTGAACGCTAAAGGCCGTGAAGGCACAGGCATGAAAGCACCAGTTAAGTCTGGTGATAACCCACGCCGCGCTAGTTTCTTGCAGCGTATGGGCGCGGCCAAAGGACCCGAGCGTGATGAGAAGGGCAGGCCAACACGCCTGCTTAAATCATTACAAGTCTGGGGTGCTTCTTCTAAAGCAGATGCCGTGAAGAAAGGCAAAGCAATCAGCAAGCGTAACGCAGCGAAAAAAGGAAAAGCAAATGCCTAAAGGTATTGGAACATATGGATCTAAAAAAGGCAGGCCACCTAAGAAGCCTGTGAAAAAGTAATGAAGCTCAAGGAAGCTAAAAAATCTAAAGTCAACGAGGCTGGTAACTACACCAAGCCATCTATGCGCAAGTCTTTATTCAATAGAATAAAGGCTGGCAACAAAGGTGGTGGCTCTGGTCAGTGGTCAGCGCGTAAGGCTCAGATGCTTGCTAAAGCTTATAAAGCCAAGGGTGGGGGGTACACCTCTTGAAGTCGCCGCAGAAATCTTTGCTGAATTGGGGCAAGCAGAAGTGGAGAACCAAGAGTGGTAAGCCATCCACCCAAGGATCAAACGCCACCGGAGAACGCTATCTTCCTGAGAAAGCCATCAAAGCGTTATCATCGGAAGAATACGCAAAGACCAGTGCTGCTAAAAGAAAAGGATCTAAGGCTGGTAAGCAGTTTGTCAGCCAGCCTAAAAAGGTACGAGATAAAGTAAGGAAGTATAGAACATGAGTTTTATGCACACGCTGAAGGTAGAGGAGCGTGAGTTACTACGCACTATAGTGAAGAAGGTACACCTTGTTCACCATCCCAAAGAGTTCTGTAATGACTACGAGGCTGATAAAGTTATCTCAGTTATCGGGCCAGAGGTTGTTGCTAAGATGATTAAGTTCGGTAAGGATCACAAGGTTGACCAACTTTAAGTACAAGCCTGATGGTGATGTACTAAAATCCTTTATGAAGTCTGATGTATTCTTTCGTGGCTTGCGCGGTCCTGTTGGTTCGGGCAAGTCCGTTGGTTGTTGCGTAGAAATCTTTCGCCGCGCATTACAGCAAGAGCATTCACCTGATGGCAAACGCCGTAGTCGCTGGGCTGTTATCCGTAACACCAACCCGCAGCTTAAAACCACAACCATTAAGACTTGGCTCGACTGGTTCCCAGAAGAACAGTGGGGCAAGTTTACTTGGTCTGTTCCGTTCACGCATCACATTCAGAAGAACGATATAGACCTTGAAGTAATCTTCCTCGCACTCGACCGTCCAGAAGATGTGAAAAAGTTGCTCTCCCTTGAACTCACTGGCATCTGGGTGAACGAGGCGAGGGAGATACCTAAGTCAATCATTGATGCATGCACCATGCGTGTTGGTCGTTACCCTTCTATGAAGGATGGCGGCGCAACATGGACAGGTGTGATCTGTGATACTAACGCGCCGGAGGAAGATCATTGGTGGCCTATCATGTCGGGCGAGGTTCCGGTTCCAGATCACATCTCAAAAGAAGAAGCAAAGATGCTAATAAAGCCAGACAACTGGCTGTTCTTCACACAACCCGCAGGGATGTTAGAGCGCAAAACAGAAGAAGGCGACATATCCGAATACGTTCCAAACGAGAGCGCAGAGAACAGAGAGAATATGCGCAAGGATTATTATCCGAACATCGTACAGGGCAAGACCAAAAGCTGGATCGATGTCTACGTTATGAACAGGCTCGGAAGCATAAAGGACGGTAAGCCTGTCTATCCTATGTTTGCGCCTGACATTCATGTAGCTAAAGAAGAAATACCAGTGGCTAACGGCATGCCTGTCTACATTGGTATTGACTTTGGACTAACGCCTGCTGCTGTCTTTGGGCAGAAGGTTCGTGGCAGGTGGATGCTGCTGCAAGAGATTGTTGCATTCGACATGGGCATTGTACGTTTTGCTGAAGTGTTACGGCAAGAGATAGCTACACGTTACGGCGGCTGTGAGATTATTATCTTTGGTGATCCGGCTGGTGACTTCCGCGCACAGACTGATGAGACAACACCGTTCCAGATAATGCGAGGGGCTGGCTTGTCTGCTCGCCCTGCGCCATCTAATGATGTGGCACTACGTCTGGAATCTGTGTCTGCACCACTCAACAGAATGATTGAAGGGCAGTCTGGTTTGTTGATCGATCAACGCTGCCGCACAATCATTAAAGGTTTTGAGGGTGGGTATCAGTACAAGCGCATGCAAGTATCTGGTGAGCGTTATGCTGATAAGCCAGACAAGAACCACTTCTCTCACATCCATGATGCATTGCAGTATCTAATGCTTGGCTCTGGTGAGGGCAGGCAGATACTTCGCAACAACAGCACAGCGACTAAACCGTTTCAAGCAACCAGAGAGTTTGATGTATTTACGCGCAAGCCAAAGGTGCGCAGAGAAGGTCTTTGGTCGCGTATGTAGTTTTGTGCGTTGATCTGCATTAATGCAGTGAGTTAAACAGATCATATAGCTATGAGAGGAATTTATTATGTGCGTAGGTGGTGGCGGTTCAAAAGAGCCAGCAGTAGATCCAAACGACAAGATTGAAGCTGACAACAAAGCAGCAGCAGAGCAGCAAAAGAAAGAGGACGCGAAAGCTAAGTCTCTTGAAAAGCAAGTTGCTCGCAAAAAAGTTGGTGGTGGTGCTGGCAGACGTTCGTTGCTCACAAGCAACAAAGCGGCTCTGGGTTACTATGACGAGACTGTTTAATGGATCAAATTGCAGACCGTATGCTGCAAAAGTACGAACGCGCTAAACAAGCGCGTGTAAACTTTGAGCCTCTATTTGAAGATTGTTATGAGTACGCGCTGCCTATGCGCCAGAGTTTCTTTTCGGAAACTCCGGGTCAACGGCGCGATGATAAGATCTTTGATGAGACGGCAGTTGTTGGTGTGCAAGAATTTGCATCTAGGTTGCAGTCAGGTCTAGTACCTAACTTTGCACGTTGGGCTGACTTTATTGCTGGCTCTGAAATCCCAAAGGATCAACAAGATGAAGTCAATAACACTCTTGATGAAGTCACTGAGTACGTCTTTGAAGTCATCCAGAACTCTAACTTTGGTCAAGAGATACATGAATCTTTCATGGACTTGGCAGTGGGAACTGGTGTTCTCTTGGTTGAAGAAGGCGATGCAATTAATCCAGTACGGTTTAACGCAATCCCTTTGCCTTCCGTCCATCTGGATACTGGCCCTGATGATAAAATTGACCACGTTTATAGAGAGCGCACTCTTAAAAACTCAGAGATACCTATCGCGTATCCAAAGGCAATCTTAGGCGAGAAGACTGCGGCTGGTGTTTTAAGCCAGCCTGACACTCAAAAGAAAATCTTAGAAGTCATCTGCCGGAACTATGACACGCCTAACGAAGACCAGTTTGATTACTATGTTGTCAATGTAGCTGACAAAGAGATCATCTATCAGGAGAACTACAAAGGGCTTGGCTCCAATCCTTTTGTTTGCTTCCGTTGGTCTAAAGCTTCTGGTGAAGTCTATGGGCGTGGCCCTCTCATCAATGCCCTTAGTGCAATCAAGACTACTAACCTAACGATTGAGTTAGTGTTAGAGAATGCACAGATGGCTATCTCTGGTGTGTATCAGATGGATGATGATGGCATCATCAACACTGATACAATCAACCTCGTTCCCGGAACCATCATTCCAAAGGCTATGGGTTCTGCTGGCTTGCAGCCTATCCAGAACGCAGGCAATTTTGACGTAGCTAATCTGGTACTGAATGACATGCGCACCAATATCAAACGTGCGCTTTACAATGATATGTTAGGCGATCCTAACAAAACACCCGCGTCTGCAACCGAGATTGCAGAACGCATGGCTGATCTGTCCAGACGTATTGGATCAGCTTTCGGCAGATTGCAGGCTGAGATGGTTCAGCCAGTATTGCAACGTGTCGTTTACATTCTAAGAAAGCAAGGCCGCATTGAGTTACCATCCATTAATGGGCGGGAAGTCAAAGTGCGGTCAGTGTCACCATTGGCACAAGCACAATCCAACCAAGACATCAGCGCAGTCTCACGTTATCTATCAATGGTTGGCGGCACGTTCGGCCCCGAAGTATTAAATGTTCTCATTAACTCTGAGGATGTTGCGCTGTATCTCGCTAAAAAGTTTGGCGTACCAGACAATCTGGTTAGGGACAAAGTAGAACGTGAAGAACTTCTGAAGGCTGCGCAAGAGTATCAACAGCAACAGCAACAGCAAGGTCAAGATGCGCAAGCAATCCCTTCACTTGGGGGTGGATAACTTTCCCCGCACCAAAGAAGATGATGACACCATCTCTCGGAATCTAAATTCAGTTTTCAAAACACCGAACGGCAAAGCCGTTCTGAAGTATTTGCGTTCGATTACCATTGAATCCGTTCAAGGGCCGAATGCAAGTGATGCCGAACTGCGCCATCTTGAGGGGCAGCGGTATCTTGTCGGCCTCATTGAGAGGCGTATTAACCACGGACAAAAGGTAGAGCAACAATGAATGATGCAGATAATGCAGAGTTAGCCGAAGCAGTAGCGGTTGAGGAAGCACCTGTCTCTGAACGCCCTGAGTGGCTACCAGAGAAATTCAATACACCAGAGGATATGGCAGCTTCATACTCCTCTTTGGAATCAAAGCTTGGTCAAGGGCAAGATGAAATCAGAGCGCAGATAGAGCAAGAGTTAGAAATCTCTGCTCTTGAAGGCAGGCCTGAGACTGCTGGTGATTACGAATTGCCAGAACAGATCAACGAAGCTGAAGCTGTTGATAATGAAATGCTTGCTTGGTGGGCTGAACATTCTTTTGAGAATGGCTATTCGCAAGAAGAATTTGCAGATGGTATAGCTAAGTATGCTGCTTATATGGAAGGCCAAGGGCCAGACCTTGACGCAGAACGTCAGGCGTTAGGTGAGAATGCTGACGCTCGTATTGAAGCTGTCGATCTTTGGGCAAGCAAGAACTTGCCAGAGGAGTTTGCAGATCAGGTAGAGATGCTTGGTCAGAGTGCGCAGGGTATTAAAATGCTTGAGCATTTTATGTCTCAGTCACAACAGGCATCTCCTCAAGGTCAGTTTGTGGCTCCGCAAGCTACCAATGAAGATCAGCTAAAGACAATGATGCAAGACCCTCGCTATTGGAATCCATCACAGAGAGATCCAAACTATGTCAAGCAAGTCCAAGAGGGTTTTTCCAAACTCTACCGTTAATGCATTTCACGTTGATGGTGATGTAAGAATTGTAGAAGCAACCTATGAGCATGCTGAATATCTACAAGATCATTTAAGATCACCTGATGTACGCGAGTGCATGATACATGGTGCAACGCCTTGGAGGGCGTTGCGCTATCCTATTATGAAGAAAGACGCTGTAACTTACACAGCCCTTCATAAGGGAGTACCAGCTTGTATGTTTGGTGTTGTGCCTATCTATGACGATCCTGATATTACAACTGGTAGTATCTGGCTGCTTGGCACAGATGAGATAGATAAGTACCCACGCAAGTTCTTACGAGCTTCTAAACCTATGCTTGATTACTTTATGCAGCGTTGGGATGTGGTTGAGAATGTAGTGCCAATGGATCACAAGAACACGATTGAGTGGCTAGCTTGGCTAGGGTTCCTTTTCTCCGATGAGGAAACCTTAGTTAATGGTTTCTCATGCATCCGTTTTGTGCGTTGCGCTCCTCATGTGGAAGTGTCATTTGAATAGTATACGGCCTGTTTCAAACTGACAGCCCCGATAGGGATAACTGGATGATGCAAGAGACGGACAACCGCGTGAAAATGTAACTTCTTTTTTTTGGTAAGGACTTTAATACTATGGCTAATACAATTGATATTGCCTTTATTAAGCAGTTTGAATCCGAAGTTCACATGGCTTATCAGCGTATGGGGTCAAAGCTCCGCAATACAGTACGCACATCTGGTAACGTCCGTGGTAGCGTTGTACGCTTTCAGAAGATCGGAACAGGCTCAGCTTCAACAAAGGCTCGCAACGGCGCAGTAACCGCAATGGAACTCGTACATACAAATGTCGAGGCAACCATGGCTGACTTCTATGCCGCAGAATACATCGACAAGTTAGATGAGCTGAAGACCAACATTGATGAGCGTCAAGCTGTAGCACAATCTGCTGCTGCTGCTCTTGGTCGTAAGACAGATGAGATCATCTACACTGCAATGGACACAGGTGCTAACGCCACACAAATCGGTGCTGTTGGTTCTGCTGTTTCTAAAGCTGATCTTCTTAGCTTGTTTGAGACATTCGGTTCAGCCGACATCCCAGAAGATGGCAACCGCTATCTTGCAATGTCGCCTGCTGGTTACGCTGATCTGTTCAACATCACAGAGTTTGCATCGTCAGACTTTGTTGGCGATCAGAACCTACCATTTGCTGGTGGCATGACAATGAAGGATTTCTTGGGATTCAAGATCTTCTCAACATCTGCTGTCACTGCTGGCAAAAACTTGGCTTACCACACCTCGGCTGTTGGCCTTGGCGTGAATGCTGATGTTTCTACAGAACTGAACTATGTACCGGAAAAAGCGTCACACCTTGCTACATCAATGATGAGCATGGGCGCAGTCGTAATCAACGACAACGGTGTGTACGAAGTCTTAGACAACAACTAAAGGAATGGGGGGAAGGCAACTTCCCCCCTAACCCATATGCCATCAGCAGCTAATTCAGATATCGACATTGCGGCACGCGCCTTAGTTCTTATTGGTGCGCAGCCAATTACGTCTTTCTCATCTTCATCCACTGAGGCACTTGTTGCCTCAAATGTGTATGAGGATGTTGTGCGTACTGCTATGTGCGCTAGTCGCTGGAGGTTTGCCACAAACCAAGCGATACTAAATGCTCTGACGGCTGCGCCTACTGGAAGATTTGATACTGCGCATCAACTGCCTAATGATTTGTTAATGCTGCATGCAGTGACGGTGAATGATCTTAATCTTGAATACAATGTGTATGGAGACAAGATCTACTCTAATGCCACAGCTAATGAAGTGGTTGTTGCTGATTACACATATCGTGCTGGTGAGCAAGATTTCCCCAGCTACTTTACACTAGCTGTTGAGTACGCTCTTGCGGCAGCGTTTGCGCTTGCAATTGCAAGAGACGAGCAGCTTGCGACAATGTTTGAAAAGAAAGCTGCACAGTTAATGCAGCAAGCTAAGACATTGGATAGCCAGCAGCAAACAACACGCAAACTTGTAACATCGAGGTTCATTGCTGAAAGGCGAAGTTAATGGCGAGAATACGCGTACCGCTAAACAACTTTTCTTTTGGTGAAGTTAGTCCGTCACTAAGATCTAGGACAGATAGTCCTGTCTATGTTGCGGCTGCGGAATCTGTAAAGAACTTTTTTATTCGCGCTGAAGGTGGGGTTATCAACCGACCCGGCACTAAGCGCATACATGAGTTTACGCACACATATGATTCTTCACTGGCTCAACAAATACGTCTTGAGCCGTTTGTTTTCTCTGATGACGAAAAGTATATCATTGCATTCTCAGATACTCGCATCGACATCTTTCGGATCGATCTCGCAGGAGCCGTGTCCTTTGTTCAAACCCTCACTGTTGATGTCAACGGTGATCCTGTTCCTGTTACTAATGCTAATCTAAACCAGATCACCTACACACAAAAAGGTGACTTCATGTTTATTGCTCATCGCACATTCTTGTGCCGTGAGTTAGTGCGTACTGGTTTAACAAGCTTTGAGATGCGTCTGTTTGAGTTTGACGAATCTATTGATGGCAATAAGAAGTATCAGCCTTATTATAATTTTCAAGGTGCAGGCACAACTATAGCGTCTAGTGCGTCTAGCGGAACTGTTACGCTTACTTGTTCACAGAATTATTTTGATACAGCACACGCTGGAACAAGATTGTTAATCCATGAGACTGAAGCAATCATTAGTGCTTATATTTCCGCTACTCAAGTGACAGCCGTTCTTCAAGGCACACTAAAAACCCAGCTTGAAATTGATGCTCTCAAAACGAAAAAAGATTCTAACAAGATAGAAGTCACGCATGCATTGCATGGCTTGGCTAATGGTGCAGCATTGGTCGTTGCTGAAGCTGGTGGACTTGGCGGTATTGGTGCTAGCGATATTAACGGCAGCAGAACTATTAGCCGTATCATCGATGATAATAGATACGAAATAACAGCGGGTGCCTCTGCAACGTCCGAGGCTGACGGTGGAGGCTCTCCAACCATTGAGAGCGCCTCCCCTACCACTGAATGGTACGAACAGTCCTACAGCAGCCTCAGAGGCTTTCCACAGGCTATTACATTCCATGAGGATAGGTTGTGGTTTGGTGGCACACCAAGTCAGCCTGATGGATTATGGGCATCTAAGACTGGTCATTATTACAACTTTGACATTGGTGAAGCTGAAGATGATGACGCTATCGATATAGATGCAAGCGTTGGTGTTACTAACCAGATACGTCATCTTGTGTCTAACCGTGACTTGCAAGTGTTTGCATCGCAGTCAGAGTTTTATGTGCCTGCTTTCCAAGACGCTCCTGTTACGCCATCGAAAGCAAAGGTGTCTTTGCAGACACCAGTTGGCTCTGGTTATGTAAGGCCGCAGTCTCTTGATGGTGCAACCTTTGTTTGTGCAGGCAACAGGTACAGCGGTTAGAGAGTATATCTTCTCTGATAGCGAGGCTGCTTATACATCTACTATGGTGTCTTTGCTGTCTAGCCACTTGGTCAGCAACCCTGTGCAGATGACTACGCTCAAAGGCTCGCTTGCTCGACCGGGAGCGTATGGCTTGTTCATCATGGATAATGGTGAGTTAGCTGTATTCCATAGCTTGCGAGACGAGAAACGTGCTGGCTGGATGCGTTGGAATACTGAAGGCAAGTTTCATTCTATCTGTGCTGTTGATGAAGATTTGTTCTCTGTCTCTGTCAGAGACGCTGGAGATGGAACAGAGAAGCTGGTTTTAGAACAGTTTAACACATCTATGAAGATGGATTTCTGCGCTGACTTTACTGGCGTGGCTGGTGTGTTTGATGTGTCTGCTCACTTTGCAGACGGGGCTGTAGTGCATGCAGTTGATGGCACAGAGTATTTAGGTACGTTTACTGTAGCTGGCGGCAACGCAGATGTTAGTGCTGTTAAGTTATCTACCAGTGTGCAGATAGGCTATCGCTTTATTCCTGAGATCAAAACGCTTCCTGTTGATGGCGCGGTTCCGGGCGGTCCTTTGACTGGCAGACCCCGCAAGATAACAATGGTTACTCTTGACCTTGAAGAAACATTGAGCGTTTCAGTCAATGGCACAGAACTGGTAATCCGTACTGTACAACAAAATCAGGCAAGTGGTGTTAATGCCGTTAGTGGCAAGGAAGAATTTAGAGTGCTTGGATACGATAGGGATCCTCGCGTTACCATTTCTCAATCTGCACCACTGCCTATTCAAGTCAATGGTCTTGTAACAGAGGTGGCATTCTAATGAGTTTTGCAATGTTTGGTCAGGTGTTAGGCCTGTTTGGATCAATGCAGCAGGCATCAGCGCAGCGCAGACAGTCGGCTCGCGTTGCTGAGCAGCAGGAGTTTAACGCAAAGCTTGAGCGTATACGCGGTCAGCAAGAGCATAATGATCGCCTTGATGCTTTTGAAACCTATCGCTCAACAGCTAACTCTATTCGTGGTGTGAACAATCGTGACGTTAATGATCGTTCTTTCAAAGCGCGAGTAAAAGCAGGCAAAGATAAAAGCATAGATCAAATTAACACCGCTAGAACGCAAAGCATGTTTGCTGAAAACCGTATGCGTTATCAGGCAGAGAACACCAGACGGCAGGGCGCAATCAATGCTAACGCAACGATGATGGCTGGCATGACTGACTTTGCGATTGGTATGAACAAGTTAACGGATATTACATAATGGCTGAGATACCTAAGTTTACTGGCAATCCTGTTTACAACCAGCCTATCGGCGTTGTTACCCCTATGCGTGACACCTCTGGTGAAACGCTGTCTAACATTGGCAAGAAACTATTTGAGTATGACTACGCTAAGAAGTATGCAGTTGAAGAACAAAAAGGTAAGTCGTTTGCTCAATATGCTAGCTTTGGACAAGATGAGGCAGGCAACGTAACGCCGATAGAAATACCAGAAGACTTCTCTAAGGTTGCTCGACAGAATGCTGTGCCGGAAGCTGAGAAGCGTTTCTTGGAAAGGCTAACTGTAGATGCGCAATCAAGAGCCAATGTTTTACATGCAACCTATGGCGAAAAGGCTGGTTATAACCATAGCGAATTTGTTGTGCAATGGAAGGCTTACTCTGAAGAAACTATAAAGCGTCTAGCGTCTGACCCAGACACAGCTAAGTATCAATCTGTTTTAGCGCAGGCAATGGATGCAGAAGGCTTTACGCATGGCAGCAAACTATATGCTGACAGGCTTGGTCTTGAGCATAAGGCGGCGTTTGTAAACCGTGTGCAGATCTTGGAATCAGCTATCTCTAACCAAAGAGCAATGGTTGGCTTGCAGTCTAAGAGTTATGAAAGCGGCGATGTAGTTGGCGATGATGCTGACTACAATAAAGATAATATTCTTGAGATCATTGATGGTTTAGTTAAGGACTTTCCTACGCTTGCTGAACGCGAGATGATGCAGAAGCTAAAGGATGATGTGAAACAAAATCATTTTCTTGGCAAGCTAGATAATGTTGCATCTGCTTTGATTCAGAACATTGGTGATAATTACAATCCATATATGCAAGACGTTCCTATTGGCAACATTATGCAAGTCTGCGCAGACCGCTATTCGTACCGGCAATATGGATAACATTACTAACCCAGAGCATCGTGATATTTTAGAGGCTGTTGGTCTTGATAAAGTAATTGCATCAGATGGCTTTAGTGAGGTGCAGGACAAGCTTGCATCTTCATTTGACAGCGTAGAAAACAACATCGTTGCACAAACAAAGGCTAATAAAGATAGCTTGCTGCTCGGTGCTTATAGCCGCTTGGCTGCTAGTGGTGCGCCGTTGTCTGCTAATGCTGGCGATCACATCTTGAAGACAGGCAAATACGCAATTGGTACACCGCAGGATTTGCTTAACAACCTTGGTGCAATTCTAACAGGTGATAGTAACGCTCCTGAGTATGCAGTGTTGATGGGCAATGGACAGTTACCTAAGTCTGTTACTGATGCGCTAGCACCTGACATGATCGAAGGCTGGCTTGCGCAGAACAGTGACAACCCAATGGCTAGTGTTATGCTGCGCAACTTTGTAAAGAAGGCAACGCAGCGTATGCGTGGTGGGCGTTTAGTCTACAACAGTCGCGGTATTCCTGATGACACTATCATGTTCTTTGAAACATTGGATTCAATTGCTAACACAACCTTGTTTGAAGACTTCACACCTAAAGACATTTTAGCTAGGAGAGCAGAGCGTGAGCGTGATCCATTAGCGCAACAAACAGTTGAAAACAGAATGGCACAGCATATGAGAGTAGATGGCAAAAAGCCAACTGTGCTTGATTTTGTTCGTGACGCAACAGGCAGCACTGATGCCGCTGTAAACATACACTTTGCTAGATACGCTGCGGATTTGATCTATACATTTGATGCACCAAGAGCAGCAGAAATAATTGCAAACTCTGTTGATAAAGTATTCCAAAAGTCTGAATACATGGCATTAGAAGGTGGTCAGCGAACCTACACACGTTTTGCACCAGAGCAGCATTACAACCGTGATGGTGAGATGGACATTATCTTAGGTGCTGCGCAGACAGCACTAAACAAAACAGCACAGGCAAAACTCTTAAGATGGGTAGCACTGCTTTCTTTGCGCCAACGACAGGCACAAGGCCAATCAAGGGCGTACCTACTAATCTTCCTAGCTACCGCATCGTAGACAGAAATAACAAAGTAATCCTTGATAACAACATGAAGCCTATCGTTGTTACCCCTCAAGTTGTTTTGCAAGCGCGTGGCGCAATTACTCAAAAGCAAATCAAGCAGAGTTAGAAGCAGCAAACGCAGCAAGAGCAGCCTACTTAACCGGCACTAACCAGCTTGGTCAGAAAAAGACAACCGTTAGGATCTACTGCTGTCAAAAAGGTGATAGGGCGCTTCGTACAAAGATCAATCAACAGCTACTTGATACTCAACGTGAGAAAGCAAGGCAGTTAGCAGGGCAGAAGTAATGGATCATGGTGTTTCTGATTTCTTCATAACATTGGACAGCGGCTTTGCTGATGGCAGAGCCGTTGCTCCATCATGGACTGAAACATTCAAAGCATCTTTTACGGATCGCCTGCCTGTTGCTGGTCACTTTGAGGAAATGAGGCGGTTCAGTAATGTTGTGCGAGATGAAAGCTATGACGCTGTTGCCAATATTCCTGAGAGCCATCTTCCGTACTATGATGATCTGGTTCGTGCCAAGAACCAAGAGCATATGGACTTTCTTATTGGTGAAGTTGACCTTGCGCTAGAGCGTGACCAGATCATGGAAGAAGGCGCACTGACAGCCAACATAGCTGGCGACATACCCAGCTTCCTGATCGGCTTCATTCCAGGCCTGAACGTGGTTGGCGGCGCATCAAAGCTTAATACAGCTATGAAGTTTGCTGCTGCTGGTTTTGTTGGTGGTGCTACATCAGAGATTATTAGAGAGCCGTTTCAAGTTGCTGATGCTGACTTTGAATCTACGCTTAACATTGCAGCATCTACTGCATTGTCGCCTGTGCTTGGCATGGGTCTGACCTACGCTAAGCCATTGATTAAATCTACAGTGAATAAAGTTATTCGTTCTGTGGATGGTGAACAGTCACGCCACATATGGGGCAGTGATGGTAGTGTCAATGTCTCTGCTGTAGAAGGCAGTGATAGCACCCTTAAATATTCCAACCCTTTAAGCAATGACTTGCAAAAGTTTCTTGCTGATCCTGCTATGCCAGAGGGAGCAAAGTCTCTTGCTATCCGTATGTCTAGCAATGCATCGATTGCAACCAAAGGCAACATGGAAGGCAAAGCAACGCAGTCTTTAGCGCAGCGCATCCTGCCTTACTATGGTGCGTTTAACTCTGTGCAGCGTGGATTGCGTGACTTGCATGCGCAAGACATAGGCATAGGTGAGAAGGCAAGCTCTTTTGCTGGTGTGTTCTACCGTAATAACAAAGAGTATAATGCATGGCTTGCTGACACTATTACCAAGCATGTCAAAGTAAACTCTGGCAATCCTCGTATTGCTAGAGAAGCTGCTGCAACAATGACTGACAGCCAAAAGAATGCAGCCGTGTTGCTAGATAAATCATTCAAAGAGATTGGTGAGGATGCCACATTCTTTGGTGTGTTCCCAAAGAACGCAAAGCTAAAGGAACGCATCGATGCTGCAAATAAAAAGCTGGATGAGAAGACAACAAAGCTGGCCGAGCTTGAAGCCAAAATTAAAGCACAGCCCAACGCAGGCGCAACCAAAAAACAATTCAAATTGCTTACAGACCTCGACAGAGAAATCAACAAGCTCAGAGATGACATCGATGGATTTGAAGGATTAATCAATACACCACCTCGTAGAGATTTTGCATTTCCTATCTATTACGACAAGAAGCTGTTGCTTTCAGATGAGGGAGCAAGAGAGCGTCTGACTGCAAAGTTTGATGATTGGTACACTATCGAGCGCAACAATAATCCTGATCCTAAATACACTGGCACAACCAGAGCAGACGCAGAGCGTACTGTTGCAAAGATTTTAGAAGAAGATGCTGATGAGTTTGAGAACCTGTCATTTGGTGGTGGCAGCACTAAGCACCTTAAAGATCGCAAGACCAATATACCTGAGTGGATGGTTGAGGAGTTCATCATCAAAGATGAGGATGCTCTTTACAGCTACTTTGAACGCATGGGTAAGAAGATTGCATTCGCTGAAACATACGGTGGCAAAACAATCGATGAAGTCATGGATGCGTTCGAGACTGAGTTGCGCAAAGGCAAGCTGTCAGAGGATCAAATCCTCAACGCCAAAGCTGCTATGGTTGGTGACTACGACAGGGTGATGGGTAACTTTGTTAAGCGTCCTGATCGCTGGGATAACCAGCTAGCTAAAGCAGTCAAGTCATGGACAGGTTGGACTTACCTTGGTGGTGCTGGTGTGTCTGCTATTACTGATGTTGGCAGTATTGTTCTTGCTCATGGGTACAAGGATGTGGGCAAAGCTGGTGCGGCTGCGCTAGCTGACACAGGCTTTGTTGCTGGTGTATTCCGGCAGGCTAACCTTGCTGGTGAGTTGCTTGACATCTCTCGCAACGTGGCTGCAAGAGAGATCTTGTCTGACAACATCAAGCGCATTCAGCCTAACATGCTAGAAAAAGCTACTGCTGTTGGTAACAAAGTCTATTACACAATGAATGGTTTGATGCCTGTGACTGTCAGCGGCAAGCTGCTGGATCAGATTGTTGTGCAGGATAAATTCTTCAAGCTGTCTCAGAAATGGTCAAAAGGCACAATCAACGCCACTGATCGTGAGTATCTGGCTCGCTATGGTATTGATGAGGAGATGGCTAAGATCATTGCTGACGCTCCTGTTACCAAGCATCAGTCAGAAGACTTTGTGTATTCTAACACAGACGCTTGGGCTAGAGACACGCCGCAACAACGTGCAGCGGTGCGTCAGTATCAGGCAGCTATCGCATCGCACTCTAACAACACCATCATCATGGCTACTACGTTCGACAAGCCGCGTATTATGGATGGTGTGATGTATATGAAAGACAACGCATACTTTCAACAGATGCGCAAAGTCTTTCCTAAGATGTACGCAATAGACAAGCGAGCATCTACTGGCTCGACTGCTCTTGTCCGTATGGACAGCCAGCTTATGACGCTGCCATTTACTTTTATGAACTTCGCCTTCGGTGCAAACAACAAGATTATCGGTGCGGTTGCTGATCCAAGCAGGGCTTACAGATTGCAGGGCGTGTCAGCATTGCTTGGTATGTCTTACCTATCTTTGTCACTCAAAGATCAGTCATGGTGGAAAGACGCAGATAGCATTGAGACAATGGCAAGAGTTGTAGATCACTCAGGCATCTTAGGTGTGTATTCTGACATTGGTTATCGTGGTCTGGCTATGGCAGTTAACACTGGCATGATGCGCGAGAATACATCTCCTATCCCGCCTAAATGGATTAGTGGAACGCCTAGCGAAAGACAGGGCGATGCGGTTGCTGAAGTGTTAGGCGCACCGGCTGGATTGGGTTTGGAATATTATCGTCTTTGGGATCGTTATCTTAAAGGCGACAGAGTGGGAGCCACTAAAGATTTAGGCTACTCATTACCGTTTGTTGGTTTGCCGTTGTGGCGAGATGATGCAAGAGATTTCTTTAACGCAGGTCGCCGTTAATTGTGCGTGGCAAACTGCATTACTGCATGATAGAGGATTACTATGACAATTAACTTGAGCGATAATTCACCACGAATATCCTACACTGTGGCATCTGGTGTTACACAGTCTAGCTTTACTGTGCCGTTTGAGTTCTTTGAAGAAGGCGATCTGAACGCATATGTTGACGGCACACTTAAAACCATCACGACTGATTACACTGTAACTGGTGGTTCTGGGGCAACAGGCTCGATTGCGATGACGGTTGTTGGTGCGTCTGGTGGCAGCACTGTTGTTATAACAAGAAGCATTCCTCTTGAGCGTACTACAGACTTTCCAACGTCTGGCCCATTCGATGTTACTTCTCTGAATGAGGAGTTAGATCGGATTACAGCAATTAATGCTGACCTTAATGATGAGGTTGGTCGCTCACTTCGTTTGACTGATGCTGATGCGGCTGCAAATTTGACATTGCCTACAGTTGCTAGTCGTGCTGGTAAGGTTCTTGCGTTTGATGCGGTTACTGGCGATCTTGTCAACGGCCCATCTACTGCTGGTGTGACGACTGTTGCTGCGGCTGCTGCTGACATTGCCACGCTAGCTGACATTGAAGATGGCACAGTAGCAACTGACGCTATTAGCGACACTGCTGCTATCAAAACTGATGTAACAACCGTTGCTGGCATATCAGCTAATGTAACAACTGTTGCAGGAAATATTTCTAATATTAATTCTGCTGTAAATAATGCTTCTAATATTAACGCAGCCGTAAGCAACGCTTCTAATATCAACGCTGCTGTTAGCAATGCTACTAATATTAATTCTGCTGTTAGCAATGCTTCTAACATTAACAATGCTGTAAGCAATGAAACAAACATAAATACTGTAGCTGGTATCGATGCTGACATCACAACTGTTGCAGGAATTAGTGCAGATGTAACAACTGTTGCAGGAATTAGTGCAGATGTTTCTGCTGTAGAAAATATATCTGCTAATGTTACAACGGTAGCTGGAATTGATAGCAATGTCACAAGCGTTGCTGGTGTTTCTTCTGATGTAACGACAGTAGCGGGTATCAGCTCAGATGTTACAACACTAGCTAATGCATTATCTTCAGTAACGACTTACACCGTTACCGTTGCGAACGGTGTGTTTGTTCTTGATGGATCAGCAAACCCTTCACTGACGCTTGATCGTGGCAACACTTACATATTTGATCAGTCAGATTCATCTAATGCTGGGCATCCATTGGCATTTAAGAATGGATCAACCTCTTACACGACAGGTGTTACTGTTACTGGAACTGCCGGGCAAGCAGGAGCAAAAGTAACAATTGTTGTTGATTCAGCGGCTCCGTCTAGCGGTCTTCTTTATTATTGCACAGTGCATGGTAACAGCATGGGCAATAGCATAACTACAGTCACAAGTAATTTTGCTGTAGTTGCATCAAACATTGGTAACATTAACACGGTAGCTGGTTCTAATAGCAATGTAACTTCAGTTGCAGCTTCGATTGCAAATGTAGATACTGTTGCTGGATCACTTACTGCTGTTAATTCATTTAACGATTTGTTTGTTGCTAGTGCATCTGCACCATCATCTCCAGATGAGGGTGATCTTTGGTATGACACAGCAAATTCAGCATTAAAAGTTTATGTTGGATCGTCATTCCAAGTTGCTGGTGCTTACCTTCAAGGCTTGACTAGCACTCATATATTTACTGCAACGGCAGCGCAAACAACATTCACCACTGATGATGCCAGCAACACAATGTCGATTTTTGCTAATGGAAACACACTTGTGTTTCTCAATGGCATCCGGCTTGTTGAAGGCACAAGCAGCACTAACGATTATTATATTAACGGTAACAGTGTAGAGTTAAACTCTGGAGCCGCTGCTGGTGATGTGATTTATGTGGAGGTGTTTACAAAGGTAAGCACAACTCAAGAGGCATCTCTTAACCAGTTAGTCACTGATGCTCAAACTGCGGAGACAAACGCAGCGGCATCTGCTACTGCGGCAAGCACTTCTGAAACAAATGCGGCTGCATCTGCTTCATCTGCATCATCAGACGCTACATCAACTGCGGCTGATGTTGTGTCAACAAATGCTGATGTTGTGTCAACAAACGCTGATGTTGTCTCATCTGCTGCTTCGGCATCTGCCGCATCTACATCAGAAACAAACGCGGCTGCAAGCGCAAGTCAAGCCGCTGCTTCGGCTGGTGGTGGCACACTTAAAGTTACATCCAGTGACACAACCGCTGATGTTCTTGGAAACAAGCTTGTTGCTGGCACTGGCATTACAGCCACAACTAACAATGCTGGTGGCAACGAAACATTAACACTGTCTGTTAATCCGTTCTCTCTAACGGAAAGCAATGCTACAGCGACAGCGGCACAAACTGCTTTTACCGTTTCGTACACAGCGGGTTTAATTCAAGTGTTTATGAACGGCATAAAATTAATTAACGGCTCTGATTTCACAGCAACAAATGGAACAAGCGTAACACTGGCATCTGGAGCCGCTGCCGGTGATGTTCTTGAATTTGTGGTTTTTGGATAGGATAGGTAAATGACCAAAGCACGATTGATGGCTGACCTTATTGACAGCAATGGTGACGTTGTTGCCGGAGCATTAGATAATGTAGCAGCCTTTCCAAGCGGATGGAGCGCAACTCTGTCTGGATCAGACATGGTGTTTCAATACAATGGCACATCTAAATTTAAGCTAACAACTGCTGGTGCATTAATTGTGGTTGATGACATCACTGGTTTTGGATCTGTGTAATGGCTATTGCTGCATCAGGCTCAGTATCTTTTAGCGACTTGCGCTCAGAGTTTGTTGGAGGCTCTGCGGCTGTAAGCTATTCTGATTTGTACCGTGGCGGCTCTAACATTCTTTCTAAAGCCGCAGATAATACTGGTGTAAATCTTGCGGCTACTGTGCCAGATAGTGGCACAATAAACTTTACAAACTTTCGCAGCCAAGCCAAAGGCTTTCGGTTTACATACACTACAGGATCAACCGATCAAAATGCTGACACATTGTTCGGCTCTGATTATGCTGTAAATTATCCAAAAGAAATTGTTATTAACAGCGGCGTTACTATTGGTGGTGTGTCTGACGATGCGCTAGACATTCCAAGCACTCTTGCTGGCACTCTCGTTATCAATAACAACGGTTCGATCATTGGCAAGGGTGGCGCAGCTAACGGCGGGGCTGGTGGTCACGCTATTAATAACGCAGCTTCAAACGTAACTATTAACAACGCTGGTAGCTTGCTTGCTGGTGGCGGCGGCGGCGGCAACGGCGGCACAGGTGGCAACGGAAGCTATACCGCTCTCACTTACAATCCTTCATCTGGATTCACTGGCGGTAACACATCCACATATTTTCGAATCGATTATTTGAACCGAAAGAAAGTACGATGGAATAATGGTTACTCTTATGATGTTCGGAACAACTACGTTCAGACAGGCAGTTATGCGCGTGGCGCAGTAATGTTCGCCCCAAAGGGTTATGGAACATATAATTCTCCTTATAACTGGTATCGTGCATCTAACTGGACATATAGAAGTGGTGACAATGATAGTGGGTATTATTACCATTACCCTGTTTACATCACATACAACTCAACACAAACATCAACTGGTGGGTCTGGTGGGGCTGGTGGGCGTGGTCAGGGCTATAACCAAACACTTGCAAGCGGATCGGGTGGCGCATCTGCCAGCAATAACGCTGGAGCCGGTGGATCAGGCTCATCTGGCTCAGCCTACGGCGTAGCTGGATCAAGTGGATCAAGTGGCGCAAATGGAAATAGCACAAACGGTTCTGCTGGTTCATCGGGTGGAGCAGCCGGATCGGCCGTATTAGGCACAAGCGTCACAATGAATAACACAGGCACATTAGCAGGAGCAGTGGCATGACCGCTTACAACATTGAAGAAATTAACGACGGCATTGCAAAGGTTCGCTATGCAGATAATAGCTGGGCAGAGTTAGTTCTGTCTTCAGGCATGACGGAGGCTGATCTTGATGATCTGGCACTACAGTACGCACCAAAGACTGGCGTTGCACCTAGTTTCGCAACAGTTGGTTTCACTTCCACAGCCTCGGCTAAACCTGAGCCTATTGCTGAAGAACCAGTCGATGAAAGACCAGCTTGGCTTATTGCAAGGCAAGCAGCTTACGGCACATTAGAGAGCCAGCTTGAGTATATTACAGAAAACGGTCTTGAAGCATGGCAAACCCATGTTGCTCAAATCAAAGCCGACAATCCAAAGACGTAACATGAATGGATCCAGTCACCGGAATTGCGCTTGCTAGCACAGCATACAAAGCTATTTGCTCTGCCTTTCAACATGGGCGTGACATCGAGCAAATGGCTGGCGATTTGGGTAGGTGGATGCAAGGCATCAACGCTGTCAAGGAAGGCCACTCTAAGGCAAAAGGCAGACGCATTGGATCGGTAGAAGAAGAAGCATTAGAAACATTTGCAGCCATGAAAAAGGCAGAGCAGATGGAGAACGAGCTTCGTAATTTTATCACTGGTCAGTACGGCATGAATGCTTGGCAACAGATAATAAAGATTCAAGGCGAATTAAGAAAAAAGAAAAAGCAAGAGCAGATTGAAGCAGAGAGACGGCAAGAAGAAATCGTTGAGTACATTCTTATTGGCGTATCTGTGTTCTTAGTCGGTGGCGTAATAATGTGCGTTTTCTATTATGCATTAATGCAGTAGGTTAACTCATGGATCAGAAAGATTTATTAGACAGTGCAGCAATATTCGCAACGGTGGGTTCAGTGACAGACATGCTTCCACCAGTAGCCGCTGTCTTTACTATTGTATGGACTGCGCTTCGCATCTACGAGATGGAGACAGTGCAGCGGTGGCTTAAAAAATGATTGCTATTGTTAATGCTGTTGCCTCCCTTGCTGGCACATGGATGCAAGGCAAGGTTGAGACACAGAAGGCCAAGGTTGAGGTAGCCAAGCGTGTAGCTGCTGGCGAACAAGACTGGAATATAGAGCAGGCAAAAAATTCTAACGCCAGTTTGAAAGACGAATGGCTTACGATTCTTGTAAGCATCCCCCTTATATTAGCATTCACAGGGCATGAAGACATCGTGCAGCGTGGTTTCGATGCGTTGCAGTCAATGCCTGACTTCTACAAAACAGCCGTTGGTGTTGTGTTTGCCGCCAGCTTCGGTGTTCAGCAGCTAACAAAGATGTTTAAGAAATGATTATAGTATCAGAGCTAACTGACCTCATTGCAAAGCATGAGGGCAAGAGCCTTTCTATGTATACCGACACTGTTGGCGTTCCAACAATCGGCTATGGGCATAACCTTCAGACACCTATCTCAGAGCATGCAGCCAAAGTCATTCTTGCAGATGACGTTAAGGTCGCTATCGATGAGCTTGATGACCGCATGGATTGGTGGCGTGATCTGCCTGATCCAGCGCAGCTAGTGCTTGCATCGATGGTGTTCAACCTTGGGTGGCCTCGATTCTCGCGCTTCAAAAAGTTAATTGCTGCGCTAGAGGATAGAGACTTCAACGAGGCTGCTGCCCAAATGGAAGATTCTCTCTGGTATCAGCAAATAAAGACGCGTGGTCCAGCCCTTAAACAACTTATGTTGGATTGTAATGACACTTAGTAAAGAGCAACTTGATGAAGCCCAGAAGTTATATGACACACATGGCACATTAAAGTTAGCATCTGAAGCCAGCGGTATACCATTGGCAACGCTTCAAAACCGTATTCAAAAAGCAAAAGAAAACTTTGCTGACAGCCGATACACTATCCCGCCATTGCCAGAAGATGACATCCCTATTGATGAAGTGATTGACCATCTTCATAGCCGGTTCAAGAAACGCAAAGCTAATAAAGATGCAAAGAAATGGATACCGATTCAGATGAAATCGGATGAACCCATTGGTTTGCTATGGATGGGTGATCCTCACATCGATGATAA